GGAAGCCCAATCGCTGACAGCGGCGACGCTTTCTGAAATGTCAATGCCGGAGAACCACCCGGAGATTGTGGTGGCGGCTGTTCCGAGCGCACCGCTGATCGCGTCCCAAGCACCAGAAGCCCAGTCCGAAACAGCGGACACGCTTTCGCTGATGTCAATGCCGCTGAACCATCCGCTGATCGTAGAAGCCGCAGAGCTGAACGCTCCACTGATCGTGTCCCATGCTCCGGCGGCCCAATCAGAAACAGCCGCGACAGATTCAGAGATGTCTATACCGGAGAACCAGCCTGCGATCGTTGTTGCTGCTGTGCCAAGCGCACCTGTGATAGTGTCCCATGCGCCAGTAGCCCACGAGGAAATATCACCCACAGCCGTTGCAACGCCCTCTCCAAGGCCGCTGAACCATCCGGTCACTGTCTCTAAGGCCCCGGAGAAAGCGCCCTCGATAACACCCCAGGCGTTGCTGAACGGAGTGCTGATTGCGGATTCAATACCGCCCAGATTCTCATCATCCTTGACGCCGCCGAATATACCGGAGAACCAACTTGTCACGCTGTTCCATACATCCGCGATTGCGTTATATGCGTCAATAAAAGGCTGACTGATGGTAGTGAGTATATCACTGACACCCGATGTGATTCCTTCCCATATTCCAGAGAAAAAGCCAGTAACGGATTCCCATGCTCCCTGGACGAGAGCAGCTGCATCAGTGAATATACCCTGAAACCATTCCCCGACAGGTGCAAAGAGTGTCTTCAAGCCTTCCCAAAGATCGCCTGCCGTGGAACTGATCAGATCCCATGCGTTGGAGGCTGCTGTGCTCACAGCTTCCCAGGCACCGCTCAGGTCGCCGTTCAGCAGAGCAATTAGCCCCTGTATGATACCGTCGATGATTTCCCAGGACGCAGTCACCACAGCTGCAACAGTATCGATTATCCCGTTGATAGTTTCCATCATCCCGGGTATTTCACCCAGGGATTCAATAAAACCTGCTACCTTGTCTATGACAGTCGCAAGGATATCAATAACGCCCGCAACCGCGTCCACAATGAGACTGAATGAAGACTGTGCCGTTCCGCTTCCTGTATCAATGCCAATAAATAGATCAGACAAGTATCTGACGGCCGCTTCCACAACACCTTGGATAATGCCAAAGACGCTTTCAAATGCACTTTGAAGTGTTTCCAAGGTGCCGTTATCTTCAAGAGCCGTCCAGAAGTCACCTATACCATTGATGATACTGAGGAGTATTTCTCCAATGGATTGCAGAACTCCATCTATCCACGCTATGACCTCATTGAGAACAGGTTCAATCTTCTGCGCCCACTCGATGCAAGCGCCCCAGAAATCCCCGAACAGACTGTCGCCGCCCTCCAGGTAGGTCTGCAGGTCGTCCAGCAGAAGCAGGATGCCGGTCACGATCAGCGTGATCAGCGCCGTCTTCGACTTGATCGCGGCGATGACGGCCAGCGCCACCGCGCCGACAATCTTGATCGACGGCGGCAGCTTGTCAATCCATCCGATCACAGTTTGCACGGTCTTGATCAGGGAGGTAAAGAGCTGCACCACCCATGCGAAGGCCGTGGCGATTCCCTCCGCGATCTTCTGGATGTTCCCGGCGAACCAGTCGCGCATGCCGGTCAGAAGATCGTGCACCTCCATCAGCGGCCCCTCGGCGACGGTCTGAATCTTGTACATGATCCACTGCAGGGCATAGTTTGCGACGAACTTGAGCTGCGTGAAGGCGTCCATCAGGTTGCGGATGGTGCTCACACCCTCGGCCGCTGCCGGCAGCGCCAGTTCCTGGCCAATGCCCTGTAGATCCTCGAACATGGATTTCAGGCTGTCGTCGGACTGAATCTCCTGCGCCGTCTTGCCCATGACCTTCAACGCCGTGTTGTAGGCTCGGGTTTCCTCGACGGTCTTATTCATAGACTTCGCGGACTTGACCAGCTCCTCGCTGAACTTGATCGTGTCTACGATGGCCGTTTTAATGCCGCTGCCAATGAGCATCGTAATGGCAGCGGCTGCAAACTTCTTGATTGTTCCGGAAGCCTTTTTCAGTTGGTCGCCGAGGGACTGGACGTTGGAAGAGCCCTCTTTGGCGCCTTTCATCTTCGCCGCCTCGTCGGCCTTCTTATACTGCTTCCCGGCTTCCTCGGCCTTCTTTCCGGCCTTCTCCTGCGCCTCACCGTGTTCATCCACGGATTCAGCGCCTTCCTTGTGGGCCTCGGTGGATTCACGCACCGCTTCGGCGTTTTCCTGAGCGGCCTCGGTCTCCGACTGGATGGCTTCGGCGGTGCTGCCAAACGCTTCGGTGCTGCCCACTGTATCGTCGATCAGGCCCTTCACACTCTCCGCGGCTGCGGTGAGCACTTCGCCAAGCTGCTGAACGATGGCATTGAGGTTATCTATGACGGATTCAGCCTGCGCCGAACCTGCCTCATCCACATCGAATCCCACACCGATCAGAAAATCCTTGAGGGTTTCAGCCGCCATAAAATCACCTCCTGTTGAGTTCAGCTTCCAGCTTCGCCTGCTCCTCGGCGCGATACTCGTTCTCCTGCTTCACGGTCATCATCTCGTGGATATCCAGCAGATCGGCAAGCGTATAGGTTCCATCCCATAGCTCATGCTGTTTCCAGAGACCCGCCGCGACGGGGGCGAACAGGTAGGCGTCGTAATTCGCCGGTTCGGCGACGATCCAATTTACTTGTGAGGCAGGAGTCCAGCCAAGCTTTTTCCGCCGAAAAAATCAGATGCGCCCCACGAAATGGCCTCGAACACCAGTCGAATGGTCAGGGGCAGATCGTATTCAACATCCGGCACGCCGTAGTTGCCCACAGCGTCGATCACCGGCTGAGGACCAGCCGGAAGCTGCTTGCTGCAAACCCGCAGGCACTTGTCGATCAGGCTGTCCAGATCCTCGTCCGTGAGGGAGCCGAGGATTCTGCCGACCATCTCGTACACCTGGTCCCTGTTCTTGCCTTCCAGTATGGTCTCCGCCTGCTCCTGGGCGTCCGCGTTTTTCTTCGCGTCCGCTTCCAGCAAAGGCAGGATAGGCGCGGCCTTGGCTACAACCAGACGGGCAATTTTCAGACCTGTCTTCGCGTCGAACTTCTTGATCACGTACACATCGTCGTTGATGGTGACGGATTTCAGGATATTGCTGTCCATCGTATTTCCTCCTGTGTCCTCTTCAGTCGTTCCCCGCAAAAAACCGCCCCCGCCAGCGTCAGGAGGCGCATGGAGGTGAAGAAGCCCGCAAAGCCTCCATGCCTTTATATCCTCACCGCATACACGGCACACCCTTATTGATTACCCGTCGATCTCAGCGCACATCAGAGACCAGGCAACCTGCTGGCCTGCGGACTGATACGACACGTCGGCGCGCTTCTGAGGAGACACGCCATTCATGCTGATGGTCTCGCCCAGCGCCGGATTGCGGAGCACGGCGGAAGCGCGCGCCCACTCGCTCGTCGCGGCGTTAGTGATGTAGGACACCCAGCGCTTGAGGAACTTGTGGCCCTCGCTGGTCTGCTGGATGTTGATGGTCAGCGTGCCGTTCTTGGCCAGAATCTTCGACACCATGACGGAGCCGTCAGCGGCCAGATCGTGCTGCGTCACATCGTTGGAACGGGAAACGGAGCAGGAGCCGACGCCCTCGCCGGTAAAGGTGAACTGCCCCACCGCAGGGTGGGACAGGATGAGGGAAACGTCGGCAAAGCTGTAAGTAGTCGTCTTCATGGTCGTTTACCTCCTTACTCGACGATGACCTTGATCGCCACGGAGTGGATCGCGCCCGTCAGGATGACGCACACGTAGATGGGCGGGCAGATGCGCAGGCCGCGATTGGCCAACGGCTCGTCCGCGACAGGAGAGGCCTGGCACATATAGCCGCTCTCCAGCGTGTCGCCCTTTTCCAGATCGAGCACGCTGTCCAGCTTCCACACGCCGGGGCCGATGAAGCCGCGGCGGGCAGCGTTGTAGCAGGCGTCATTGCACGCTAGCACGAAGCGCATGGTGCCCTGATCGGTATAGGGGACCTTGGTCTTGGTCTTGGTGAGCACGTCCATGCAGGAAATCTGCAGGTCGTTGGCGAGCTGATCCAGACCGATCATCTCGTCGAACCAGGTGCCATCGGCGGTCACGCCATGCTCCACCAGATTGTAGGAGGAGCCGCGCGTGATGTAGTAGTTGGCGTTCTTGCCGGTCAGCGCCGCAACGTCCGTCTCAGAGAGATCGTCCGGGGTGACACCGGCCAGGGTCTTGCCGAACAGCGTATAAGCGCTGCCGGGCGTGCCGTCATTCGCGCCCATGGCGAAGCCCATCAGCGCCGCGCCGGCATAACTCGTACCGGAGTAGATGCCGATGGAGCGCTTATAGGACAGACCCTTGAGCGTGGAGAAGACGTCGGTGTTCTTGGAGGAATCCAGGTCGTCAGCCGTATGGCTGTCGTAGAAATAGGCCGCGATAATGGTCTGGATGTAGGCCGCGATGGCCTGATGCTGGGCCTTGGTCAGCGCCGTGGAAGAAGCAACGTAGCAGGCGTACCACGCGCCGGAGCGCTGCTTGCAGGCGGTGATGGCCGCCGGCCACTCCTCGTCCTCACCGCAGCGGCCAATGACAACCTTCTGCGGACGGGGCTCCTGACCGAAATAAAGGGTGGCGGCCAGGTATTCGGGATCGGTGGCAGCGAAGCCATCATCCAGCATGGATTCAAGGCTGCTGTAAATCTTCACGCGATCGGTGACAGTGATGTGGTTCGACTTGCCGATGATCAAGCCGGTGTCGAAAGCGTCGCGGGGCGTTACCGGGCCGGACGTGGAGACACTGACCTGAACAACATCGTCAATCCTCAACTTGGACATGGTACATAACCTCCTCAGTCAGAGTTGATGAAAAGATCAGGGGGTTCGGCAATATAGCCGATGTCGTATTCGCGGGTGACGAGCTCGTAGCATTCGCAGGTGAGATCGCAACGCTTCCACCATTCGCCGCTTTCATCCTGCTCGTCCATGCGAATGGGTTCCCTGATATGGGGCTTGACGGCCACCAAATGCTTTTTCAGGAATGAATGAACCGCGTCCCGGAGGATGCCGATTCTGATGGCATCGGCGTCATCATCAGAATCAGGTCCATAGCACACCCAATTGATCTGGTGGCAGCGGTGGTAGCGCACGACTTCCTTGAGCTGGTCGGATGCGCTGTCGTAGGCATGATCGACCTCGTGCAGGTCGCCATAAGTATCGAGGCCGGGCGAGATGCGGAGGAACACGGTGTTCTCGTCGCGCAGCCAGTTGGTGCTGCCGGTTTCTCCGGATGGCCAGCTTATGCGGACGCGCTTTTGGACGGCCTCGTCCGTGCTGTCCGGGTCAAGCCCCAGGCACATCACCGTCGCCCGCCAGAACAGGTCTTCAAGCTGTCGCTGCGTCATGGCCGTCACCTCTTCTGGGCATAGGCCACACAGTAGCCGTAGTCCTGCCAACGATCCACGCGGATGACCTTGTAGGCTTCGCCCTGCCAGGTCACATCGTCGGTGATATCCTCGCCTTCGGTCAGGTGGAGCAGCTGCTGAGTGTAGATGGTGATCATGCCCTTGCGCCTCTCACCCTCCGGGAAGAACTGAAGCTCTTCCGAGGATGTGGGCTGGATGATACCGATGGCCGTGAAGGTCTTATCCTCGGATACTTCCATGCGGCCTCCCTGCCACTTGCCCTTCCTTCGTCGCACGGTGAATTCCTGTGCGCCCAGATCAGGGTCGACGAGCAGCTCGGTCACGTCAGGAGACAGAGACATTCAGATCACTTCCCTTCGATCACATGGGTTATAGAACTGCGCAGGCTGCCGGTGTCAATCAGCGGAACATCGGAATGCTTGCCCTTCACAAAAACGGGTTTGCCCGAAACGCGATTACGCATCCAGCCGCCTTCAATGGTGATTCCCGCATTGGGCGCATGGTGCCCGCCGCCGATGTAGCTCTTGACGGCGTTCTCGCCGTACAGACCGGCCTTTTCCAGCTCGTCCATGGCTGCGCCGGTTTCGCCTTTAACAGCAGCTTCAACTGCTGTTTTCATGCAGCCGGCGATCTGGTCTTTTGCTTCCTCAACCCCTGGCTCCAGAAACGGCCTCGGGGGAATGCGGTTGACCGGGCTGCCCATGGTGTGGATGAAGGCCAGCTCCACGTTGGTGATCTCGCCCCGGGAGCTGGAATTGGCCTGGGGAATACCAATCAGCACGCGATTGGACTTGAGAAAGGAAATCGCATCTTTGAGCGAATCCAGCCCCTTGCCTTCGACCTTGACATACATCGGCATGGGATCACCTCACATACATGCTGCCCATCCCGATCAGCTTGGCATAGGTGGCGAACTGAACACCGTAGGTGGTCAGCTTCCACGCTGCCCAGCCTTCAAGGTCGCTCGTTGCCTGGCTGCCGGCATCATAGCCAACAGACACCTGCCCGACGGTCTTGCTGGTCTTGTTGCCCTGAATCTTGCCGCCGTTCAGAAGCTGCTGCCGGGTCGCGCCGTCCTGCGGCGTTTCCAGGTACAGCGTTACGAAATGGGCGATGTACAGGCGCATACCCTCCTTCCAGAGGGCCAGCCAGCGCGCTTCCTTCACCACGGCGTTGGCCATGTCGATGAAGTGCTGCAGAATCTCGTCGGGAATGATTTCCTCGGAAAACGCGGGCATGATTGCCCGGAAGTCCGCGCAGGTATAGGGCGGGTTCTCGCCGTCAACGATATTCGAGGCTACGGCGAAAGCCGTCTGCGGAGTGATGTCGATCACTTGGCATCATTCGCTTTGTCGTTGGTGTTGGTCTGGGCGTTGGCCTTGTTGCCCTCGTCGGCCTTCTTCTGGGCCTGCTTGTCAGTCTTGAAGGGCTCCAGCGCACCGGCTGCCACGGCCATCTTATAGGTCGGGTCGACGGTGAACTTCTCCTCGATCTCGTTCACGTCGTTGGGCTTCGTGAACATGGTGGAACCATCCAGAGCGGTGAGCATGAAGGTCTGGTTCTTACAGAGAGCGCGAATCATGATTCTTTCCTCCAATCCAAAAATGAAAAAAGCCCCAGTCTTCACACGCATTGCAAAGACCGGGGCCGGTGTTCCTGCACCTTTTCAGGAAAGACGCAGATTAGATGCCGTCCATGTACATGGCATGCTGACGGTACGGCCACTGCAGCTCGGAGAACTGGGTGACGTAGGGCGTCAGGTAGGCCAGGTGCTCGGCGCTGGCCTGGGTCAGGAGGCGCTGCAGCGGCACGGTGATGTCGAAGCGGACGCGATCCTCGTTGTTGCAGTAGGCGACCATGCGGTCCTTGCCGCCGGTGCCCGCGCCTTCACACCAGACAGACGGACCGATGAACAGGTCGTTGTCCTGATTCCTGCCGAGGTTGTTCTCCAGCAGGAACTGCAGGATGGACTTGTCGCCGGTCACGCCGACCTTGGTGGAAACCAGCTTGGTGTACTGCTTCGGGGGAATCAGGATGTGATTCGCCATGCCGGACAGATCGTACTCGGATGCCTGCCAGGTGGCCAGCAGCGCACGGTTCACATCAGCCAGAATCTCATCGGGGGTCTTGTTGTCCCACTCGGTATCAGAGCCGCCGGTAGTGTGGGGCGCCGCGGACACGGTGGAAATCTGCGGATCGTTGACCAGGCCGTAGGAACCGGCCTTGGCGATGCCGGTGTAGACGTTCTTGTCCAGCATCTTATCGTGGAGCAGGTGCAGGCCGCGATTCAGGATGTCATCCAGGCTGCGGCCGATCTTCTGCAGCTTCTGCTGGTCGATCAGCGGCACGGAGACGATGTGGCCCCACTGGAACACCTTGTAGGTGTCCTTGCCGATGTCGGCCTGGATCATGGGCAGATCGTTGGACTCGTTGCCGATCAGACCGTCATTGGAGCCCTCGCCGGAGGCGTAGGAGACGTCCATCACGGACACGCTGTCAACCCAGCCGCCGCCGGTCTTCACCGGCATATCGCGCGGCCAGGTGATGGAAGTCAGGGGTTCATGCAGCTTTTCGTCGCGCTTTTCCAGCTCACCGACAAGGAAAGCCAGACCACCGCTGACGGACGCCGCGTCCATCATCATGCTGCCCGGCACGCCGTCATTGACAGGCACGCGGGAGACGGGATACTGAAGTTTCTTAGCCATTGTCGTGACCCTCCCTTACATGGACCGCTCGAGGATCGTGACCTCGGCGATGTTGTTGCTGTCGTACTTGCCGGTGGCAAACTTGGTGTTCGGCACCGCAAGATTGTTGGTGGCGACGCTGGTCAGCTCGCCGGTGGCGGCGATCGCGTACACCTGACCACGGGCAGCGATGCCGGTGACGGCCTTGAGCTCCACGGTCATGGAGCCGCGCACCAGCACGTCCACGGTGTCACCCTTCTTATAGTACCAGCCCTGGGGGCTGTCCACATAGGGCTGACCCACGCGGCGAACCGCCAGACCGATGATGTCGGTGGCAGCGTCGCCGGTCGCCAGCGCGCGCACGCCACCGTTGGTCGCATCGAACACGACCGGAGCGCCAAACTGAATGTTGGCGTCGCCCACGTTGGTGTAGGGCTGAATCAGAGTGTCAGGCTGCCGGGACACAGCGCCACGGAAGCCAAAGGGAAGAGACTTGCCATAAGCCTTGCCAGCCATAGTTCTGTACCTCCTTCTTCTTAGGCCTTCTTGTAATGGGGATTACGGGAGGCCATGATGTTGCGGCCAATCTCGCCATTGTCGATCTTGGCCTTGGAATCCTTCGCCTTGGCCTTCTGGCGCATGACCTGGTTGATCGCGGCATAGCCGTTGGTGCGCGCCGTGGCGCTCTTGCCCATCGCCATGCGAATCTGCTTGGCGGCAGCATCAGAAGCGGCCTTGCGCTTCTCGGCGGGGAGCTGGGCGATGATCGGCTTGACCGCGCGGATCGCGGCCAGCACGGCGGCCCTGTCGGCGCCGGGGATGGGATTCTCAGGCAGGGAAGCGACAGGAGCGGTGGGGCCGTCCTCGTCGGTCACCTCTTCCTCGCTGTCGGTCTGCTCAGGCAGCTCGTCGGCGGGGACGGTGTGGGATTCCTCCTGATCCTCCAGGGAACCGGGATCGTTCTTGATCTCGCCCTCCAGCTTGGTCAGCTCGTCCTCATCGGCAGAGGGCGTGGGGGCGGGTTCCTCGTCGTGCGCGGCCGCGGCGGTCAGCGCATCGACCTTCTGGGTCAGAGCGGCGACAGCGGCCATGAGCTGCTGCAGCACTTCCGCGCCGCCATCCTTGTTCTCGCCCGCGCCGCAATCGGAGGCAGCGGGGGCAGGAGCGGCTTCGGGCTCGGTGTCAGAGTTGCCGGCGATCTCCTCAAACGCATCCGCGATTTCCTGAGGGTCGGCGTCCTTGGCCCAGCCTGCGAACATGCGGCTGAGCAGGGAGTTGGATTTCTTAGCCATTTTCGGTTTGCCCCTTTCTATGGTTGTGTTGGATTCCAGCTCGGAATCCTTTATAGCAACGCGGGAACCCGCGCGGCCGGCCGATACAACCGCCACATGGTTCCCGCGTATGCCGCATTGATACAGGCGGCCCTGCTCGTCCTGTCGGTACTCGCAGTCATAGCCGCAGGAAACTTCGCGCAGCCGACCGCTCTGAATCGCTTCGATCAGCGGCGGCGACGTGATATAAAGATCGGCGATGAGCAGATCGCTTTCATCGCCTGTGCCTCGGTGAACGTTCTGGACATGGCCCTTGTCATAGGCCGTGATGTTGTCGGGCGTCACCTCCATGGGCGGGTGATCCTCCGTCGCGGGCTTGCCCTCGAAGCTGGCAATCGTCGCGGTGGAAAACACCTCGTCCTCGGTGCGAATGACATCGACCAGGCCTTCCGGGTCATCCGTCAGGCCCAGCTCACGGCGTAGGTAGGTCTGCACGCCAGTTCGGGCGATGGGCACATTCAGGCAAACCAGGAAGCCCTCCGGCGTCATCGTCTGGTTCGGGCTCAGCCGGGAGCCATAGTAAGCTCTCATGCCGGTTCACCTCACTCAATCGTGATGTGCACGATGCCCTTGCCCAGGAAAATGGTGCGGTTGTTCGCGACAATGCTCACCGTTTCCGTGGGCTTCACATCGTAGATCGTTGCGGTGCCTTTCCTGCCCGTTGCAACGGCCTTTCCAGCTGTTTCCACAGTCTGGTCAATATTCTCTTTGGGTTTACCTCTCATCGTCTGGAAACCTCCTTTCCTACGCCGCAATGCCAAATCGCTCTTTAAACTTGGCGAGGGAGTTGATCGTTTCGATGTGTCCGGAGATATGCACCTTCGCCGGGAACTTGATATCCTCAAGCGCGATGATCGGGAGCGCGATGCAGCGGCAGTTGAAGATGCCGCCGGGATGGTAGCGCCCATAGGATTTCTCGCCGGCCATCGCTTCCGGGTCGGGTGGATCGCTCCACCGGCAGATCACGCCGTCCATCTTCTCATGCTGGGCACGCACGCGCTGGTCGTGCGCGGTGTGCCAGATGTAGAAGTCCAGGTGCAGCGACTCGGCCCTCGACTGCACCAGAGCTGTGGAGGCCTTCGCCGATTCTGTGCGGGCAATGCGCCGCGCCTCAAACTCGCGAAGGTGTGTGGCCTCCTTCATGATCTCCTTGGTGATATGGTCCGGACGGACGCCCTCGAACTCGCGCTTCCGCGCCAGCTCGGAGAAGCGCTTCGCCATATCGCGGGGACAGGTCTTGATCAGCTTGGCGTTTTCCTGAACGATGGCGCTGATCGACTGCCCCAAGGCCGTGTTCGTGGTCTCCTGCATAAGGGCCTTGTACACCAGGCGGCCCTGACTGGATGCGGCGGCAGCAGCCCTCCACGAGCGATGCATGCCAACCGAGAGCATCATCACAGTCTGGCGCGCCGCTTCGACGCACATCGCCTCGAACTGCGGCGAGGCCGCGATCTGGTTGAAGATGCGGATGATGGCCTCCGGCGTGGGGTTGACCAGCTTCGCCACCTCCGATTCCGCTTTCTTCAGGATGCTGTTGATCAGGCGCTGATACTTCCGCTCCGCTTTCCTGCGCTCGGCAATGATGTAGGTGCGCGGGGCTTTCTTGTCAGCGCCCATCTTGTGTGCCACCTCACGCGCCAGCTTCACGTATTCCGGCGAGTTCAGCGGAGGCAGGGGATCAGGCAGCTTCGGGTATGCCATCGCGTCACCTCATTTCGGGCACGAAAAAAGCAGCCCGCTTTCGCGAACTGCTGTGCAATGATTGATGATTCAATTATGCGAAGAATCAAAGATCAGCGATAGCATCTAAGATTTCTTCGCACATCCGACCATCAGGCGTAGGCTCGTAATCCGGGCCAAGTCCTTTTGTCTGAAGGTATTCTGCAACGGTGTCGTGCAACTTGAAGTATTCATCATCCGTCATGTTCGAATAATCGCAATTCAAACCAAACTTATCGTGGATAAACTGCTTCTGGGCGTCATTGACCATTGCCTTCACCTCCATACTTCTTTCGATACCTTGAACCGGTTTTCCAGCCTGTTGTTATAATTCCATTCTCGGGATTCACACATACAGTAGCATCCCTGCCAATGTATGTCCTGCTTGGACGGCCTTCCTCGTCAGTCTTATCTGGCATTATGCGAAGCGGCTTCGTAATAGCATCCTCTGCCTGAGATTCACTCACTCCACGTTCCGAAAGTCGATCAAGAGCGTGAGAGGAATAGCCTTTAATTTGAACCCCATCACTGGCCTTTATTGTACACGATTTCGCAACATTTTGCAAGCTTTCCGTGGATTTTTCCGATGATTTTTGACTGGATGCCGTCTTCTCAATGGTCTCTTCACGTTTTTCATTCAAGGCTTTTTTCAACGCATGAGGGCCGGACCTCGGTTCGCCGCCTTCTCCCACCTTGATATGCGTACCATTGACGGTTTTCCACTCATCCTCATCATTCGCCGAATCACTCAGCCGAAGCGCGAGTCGCGCAACGCGCCGCTCGTCAGACCGCCCATCCAGCGCCGTCTGCTGCATCTTCCAGCGGCTCGTCCTGGCTATCCGCAGGAACAGCCTGTCCAGCTTGTTCATCGGCTTCACCTCCCTGGTCGGGACCCGGCGGCGTCAGGCCCATGCCCATTTCATCGAACTGGGCGTCGGTCTGATCGTCCGCATTATTGATGTCCTCATCCGTGATATTCGACCACATGCCGTAGGTCGCTCCGCTCTGCCGCAGCTCCTTCAAGGCCGTCTTCTGGGAGATCAGGCCGCTCTGGAACACGGACACGATGGCCGCGCTGCCCTGCTGAATGAGATCGGCGCGTTCCTTCTCGGAGGTGTCGCGCACGGGATTGAAGTCGAAGTCCAGATCATCAGGCACCAGATTCCATAGGCTCACGCACACGATCGGCAACAGCTTTTCCAGCACTGGCCGAAGCTTGCTCTCCTGATCCTGCTTGATCTTGTCATAGTAATTGGTCAGGTCACTCTCGCCCGTGGCGTTGAGACCGGCGGGAGAGCGACCGAACAGCCGCGTGACGGGAATCTCCGAAGCGCCGGAGATGTCCAGCATGAACGACTCATAGATGTCGTTGAGGCCGGAGAACGTGTACTGGTGGGTTTCCAACGCGTCCTCCTTGTCCATCACGTTCATGCCCATGTTGGACAGCAGGAAGTTCTGCATGGCCATAACTTGGTAGAGCCGCTTCTGAATCTCCGGCTGCGTCGCCGCCAACATCTGGCCGAGGTCAGCCATCTTGTAGGTACGGATGTTTGCCTGGAAGATGAGCTGCGCGATATTCTCGCTGGTGGTGTTCCGCTTGTTGAGCTCCGTGTAGACGTGCTCCAGCTCGGACATGCCCCAGTAGTTCTCCGCGGTGCGCTCGATGTAGGGGAGGTCGCGGCCCATGAAGCGGATGACCCGGCTGTGATGCACGCGCACGCCGGAGGCCAAATCCGTCTCCGACATGGAGAAGGTGTAGTATTCAGGTGTTCCGAAGTCAGGGTCGCCCATGTCCTGCACCAGACCGCTGTCCGGATAGACGCCGCTCCACCTGTCAGCGATGATCAGGCCCTTGTACTGGCCGGGCAGGATCATGTCCAGATTCAGAGGCTCGTCCAGCATGTCCTCCTGTCCCTCGATCACGATGATGCCAGCGGCGACGCCGAACAGCCTGCCCCAGCGCAGCCCTTCAAGGAGCTGCTTTTTCAGGTGGGTCTTGCGCACGGCGGTCTCGAACTGGTTGATCTGGTCAGGCGTGAGCTGGGACTTGAGATTGAACCAGTTTTTCAGCATGTCCTCGGGGATCGTGTCGATGACGCGCCGTGCGATCCAGTCATTTCGGTACAGGCTGTTCAGCAGCGGGTAATTCTGCGTCATTCGGGTCAGCGGATATTCCGAGGCCTCCAACAGATTCATCTGCCCGGCGCCCAGGCGGGCAAAGGGATTGGTGAAGCTGTCCAGCGTAATGCCGGAGGGCTTCGCCTCGGTGGGCTTCCTCGCCACCGGCTGCACCGGCTGGCTCTGTGCGCTTCTGGCGCGTTTCCTGCTCATTGTCAATTACTCCCTTCATGCCGAAATGCGCCACCGGTTCGCGGTGGTCTTGATCACGTACCGCAGCGCGTCGCAGGCGTGATCGTCCACCTTGACGGGCTGTTCCTCGCCGCGCGCTTTCGCCTTTTCATCCCACACATAGCCGCTGATCTCCCGGATCAGGTTCGGGCAGGCATCGGCGCGGACGCGAATCATGCGCTTCTTCATCAGCGTGGCGACAACGCGCAGGCCGTCGCGCACATCATTGTCCGCAGGCTTGATCATGTACCCGCGATTGCGCAGCACCGTAATGAACGAGGCCGCCGACGGGTCCACGACGATGATCGCGCTCTTGTCGCCCTCCAGAAACTTGTCCAGGTCGTTGGCGTATTCCTCGTCGGTCTTCTGCCTGCGCTCTTTCCGGCCGTCGTAGTAATACTCCCGGTCAATCCAATAGGTCGTGCCATCGTCCCAAGTGTCCAGAAAGGCCGTGGCGTTGCTGGTGCCGTAGTCAATGCCGACGTAGTGTTCGCACACCGATTTCCAGCCCTGTGCCACGTCCTGATCGGCGAAGGTGTTGTCCTCCGTCCACATGTCGTAGATGACGCCCTCCGGCGCGGTGCGCAGCCCGAGGATGTCCACGAAATACCAGAAGGACTTCTTGTCGTAGGTCATGAGCAGATCGCGAAGCTGCTTGTCCGACATCGACAGGTTGTCCAGTACCGTGAAGTGCTCGTAGTTGTAGCCGGTGATCGTCCCTCTGGCCGCGCCCTGGTCGTAGAAGTTCAGCAGATCGACGTAAAACCAGTGCTGCGGGCCTTTGGGGTTCAGGTCCATAAATATCTTGCGGTTATGGCTGGACAGGGTACGGACGAAGCACTCCTTCACGAACGCCTCGCAGCACTCGTTGGCTTCTGTGATGTACACGGAACCATAAGTTTGCACCATATGGATGGTAGACTATCTCTTAAACCCTTGCGGGTTCATACCCATTTCCAGCGGCGTATCAATAGCCGCCGTACTTCGCCATTACGCGAATAGTCGTTACAGGTTTCAGATTTCAATGAACGTGTAGCCCAGATAAGAAGAACCCGTGTTCATCTTCTTTCGGATGACACGGGCAATGGTCTCAACGGATGCAGGGCTTCCTGTCTCTGATTTCAGAATATCTGCCAGTTTTCGGGAGAAATCGGCTTTGTGCATCACTCTGCCATCTTTCAGTGCGGCCACTTTGCGAATATCACTCCGTAGCCCCATGTTAACGGCATGCTGTACATTTTCCTGCTGTGTACAGTATTCAAGATTACTCAGCCGGTTGTCGGTTTTGTCGCCGTTTCTATGATTGACGACACGCCCCTCCGAATCTCCCACAAAGGCGGCCATGACCAGGTTATGAACGCAGCATGTGTAATACTTGCGATTCACGAACAGATTGACCTTCGGATATCCTTCCGGCTTGATGATTGTTTTCATCACGCCATCAGGGTTGTCGGTTTTCTTCTTCATCCCGCCTCGGCTCATAACCCGTCCCTGATCGGAAACAAAGTAGCGTCCGTTTGTCCATGTGATCTCTTTCCAGGTTTCCATGATTACAACTCCTTTCGGGTTTGCATTGAAATCTGTTTCCCACGGGATTACCCTTTCGGGCTTCCCCGTTAGCAGCGCATCTGCGCTACCCCGGTGATGAACCGGTAAAGGTATGTCAGGGCAATATTACTTACCCTTGATCTTCGCCTCGCTGCCATTGTCCGCGCCGCCCGCGATCAGCACGATCTTCTCCCCGGTGCGGGTCTGGATGTACAGCGCGTCGCGGTCCTTGTACTGCCCCTCGCGGCAGCGCCCCTTGAAGATGTGCGACAGGCCGAAGCCATTGCTGTCCAGAATGTTCAGCTTGGTGGCGGAAATGGAAACGCCGGCGGCCAGGTGCAGCTTGTCGGGATGATCTTCCAGACAGGCGGCCCAGGCCATGATGTTCATGATGTTCTTTCCGGCACGCTTCCCGCCCTCGGCCACGTTCAGCCAGGAGGAGAGGGAGCGCTTGATGTACCGGCTCTGCTTCTCGCACAGCGGCGCGTAATCGATCATTCGCCGTCACCTTCTTTTGGGGTGTCCTCCGGCTCCGGCGTCTCCACGTCCTCCATCTTCCTGTCGGGCAGGGGATGATTGATGAGCTCCGCAATGGAGACCATGCTGGCGTTGAAGGCTTCGGTATCATCCGAGCCGCCGCCCTGCTGCTTCTGGAGATCGAAGCGTTCACGGGATATCTGGGACGCGGCGTCGATGCCATACAGCCGCGCCAGCGCCGTCATGGAGCGGACCACCGCTTCTAGATCGTTGGTGAAGGTCTTGTGCAGCGGGAACTCGCGTTCCTCGCCGTTGATCGTGAGCTTCTTTACCTCCACAGTCTCGCGCACGTTCTTCGTGCCGACGCCATTCGGGAACGACTTCGCCGTCTCCAGCAGATTCCCATATATCACCAAAGCGGCCTCGCTCTGCATCTGTAGTAGTCGGGCCGCCGTCTCTGCCTGCACATCGGCTATTTTTTCCGGCAGCTTTTCTGCAACTTTTCTGCTGGCCTCTTTTCGCGCCTCCGTCCACTTTTCTTTTCTGGCGTGTTCAAAAAGAGTACGCACAGGAACGCCGTGCTTGGCTGCCAGCTTTTCCTGGGAGATGCCGCCGCGCACATACTCCGCTTTGATCTTCTTCCAATTCGGCCCATCGCGTTTCTGCGCCACATCACCACCCCGTTTATTGATGTTCCGAGGGGTTGCAACGGCCCCTCCATCGTTTTCAGCGTTTCAAACCGATTCCCCATAGGGTTGAAAAGAAACGGCTGGAAACCGCCTTTCCAGCGATCCCCAGCCAATAGTCATACTTTGATCTGCATCTTCGCCCGCGAATACTGCTTGTGGTCTCCGATCATCATGTCCAGAAACTCCTCGCGGGAGAAGTCCGACAGCCGGAAGATTTCCTCCGGGCCCATGCCGATCTGCTTGCTGATCTCCGGCACGCTCTTGCCCTCGTCGATCAGGCGCTGGACAATGGCCTTCATCGGCTCCAGCAGGTGAACGCCGCGGGCGCGGTTGTGCGTGATCGTGCCGTAGATGTCCGCGTTCTCGTCGTTGCCATGATCCACGATCACGACGGGCACCTTGCCGCCGAGCCTCGTTTTGAGTGGCTCCCGGCCGGCCACCGTCCAGCGGTGAAATCCGTCGATGATCGTATAGTCAGGCCTTACGACAATGGGAAGCGTCCAGCCGTTGGTCAGGATGGACTGGATCAGCAGCTGCAGGTTGTCTTCCGACACCTTGTTCGGGTTGTAATCATTCGCGTGGAGCCGGTCGCGTTCCACCCATTGGAGGGAGGCCAGCGGCGCGAACAGATCCATTTCAGCCATGTGCTTCACCTCCCTTCTCCTGAGAGGTGCGGGCGTCATAGACGTAATCCCCAAACACACCGGTGTACAGCGCGCGCAGCGTCCGCAGCTTCGGGTCTCCGGCAATCAGCGCGTCATGCATCCGGCGGTAATGCCAGGGCTGCATGAACGTCCCGTTGCTGATCAGGAACTTCCGGTAGTGCGTCGCCGTGTACTGCGTGCTGGGATTGGTGAAGTACTTTGAAGGATGCCGTATCAGCATTTCCTCGCAAAGGGCCTTGTAGTCCTTCGTGGGTTCGCCCTCCAGCTCCCGCCGCTTCCGGGTGCTGCGCTTGAACAATTCGCTGTCCCAGTAGAGCAGGGTCAGGTAGGCGTTGGGCTCCCGCTTTTCGATCTGCTCCCACAGCTTCGCGTCCGTCTGGGCGATATGCCGGAGACCGGCGATGCTCTCGGCGGCGAAGAAGTTACAAAGGCGCAGGTTGAACTTGGGAACGCCGACACGGTACAGGTCGATATACGATTCCGGGAAGTCCAGCCGGTTTTCCTTGATGTACAGCCACACGTCACTAGTCTTCCAGTCGTAGATCGGGTATATCTTGTTGCCCCCGGCGAGGTTTCCCCGCGTCAGCTTCGTGGCGGCGAGGACCTGACGGCGCTGCACCGATTCATCCGCCCGCAGGCCGATGATCTGAATGCCATCGCCGGTGATCGTCTCGCAGAACGTCTGGTAGTTCATTTCGCCGGGGTAGTGGAGGTATGGACTGCGGGTAATCGCCCAGGGCGGCGGCTGCCGCACCCAGGCGTCCTCCTTGCCGGGCTCGAAGGTGATCCACTCTTCATTGTTCTGCAGATGATGGAGAATGGACACCTGACGCACCGGCAGGCAATACCAGCGGAACTCCGCGCCGACGGAAATGAACCGCTTCCGCCAGCGCAGCGCCATCTGGTACATTGATTCGTAGATGGCCTCCTCGTCAATGAACAGGACGGTGAGCTGCCTGGCGTCGATCTCGCCGCGTCGAATCAGATCGTACACAACGTGCGACATGCACAGGCTGTCCTTGCCGGCGGAAAATGCCATGTACACCCGGCAGCCATTGGAGAAGACATTGCGGACGCGGATCCGTGCCGCGTCCACCACGCTCATGGCGCTCTCTATGGTTTTCAGTGGCATGGCGACCACCTCACAACCATATCTTCTCGCCACATTTCGGGCAGATCAGGAATCTGCGCTGCAAGGGCACCGGCCCGGTGGGCGGCTCCAATGGCTCTCCCGCCGCATCCGTTTCCACACTATGGGAAACTTGGCCGCCGTCCTGCATCGTCTGCTCAGGCCGTTGCAACGGCTCTCCGGTGCCACTCGGCACATATTGCTCGGACGAGGCCGCAAATGCCTCTTCCTGCCGGGTGTAGCGGTCGGCTGCCTGGGAGAACTGCTCCTTCTGCTCATCGCCGATGATGCCGTAGCCGCTGAACATATCCTCCGCGGACTCCGCGTCCGTGCTGAGCATCCGCAGCAACTCGTCATCATAGCCGGGGATGGACACGTCCTTGCCCAGCTCCGCGATGATCGCGTCGAAGGCTTCCGCGTCGTCAATGCCCAGACGCTGGATCTGATTGTCGGCCAGCATCAGCTTTTTCTTCTCGGCGTCGGACAGGCCGGTCACGATGTGGCAATCCGCGCTCTCATAGCCCATGCGCTCCATGGCGGTCAGGATGCCATTGCCAACCAGCACCGTGTATTCCTCGTCCACGACCAGCGCCCGCGTCTGCTTGAACTTCTCCAGAGAGCGAATCATTTCCTTGATCTGCTTCTCCGGATGAATCCTCACGTTGCGCTCCGGCCGCTTGAGCTGAGCCAGAGGGATGGAGACGATGTTCATTCAGCCGTCACCTCCCGGAGGAAGGCGGCGGCGCTGGGAATCTTCTCGGCGGCCTTGACGATGATCGAGGGGTCGATCTCGTAGACTTCCCTGTAACCCTGATTAAGCGTCGCGCAGTGATCGCGCTCCGGCCAGGCGTGCGTCCCCTGCACGAAACCGTCCTTCCAGCCGTAGATCGGCGGGAGGGCGAGGCCGTTGTAGTGGATGTAGCCGAGCAGCAGTTCATGGGGCCAGTCGTAGATCGGCGCATACCGCGTCTCGCCGGTCTTCTTCTGGATCAGGCCGTCCTTGCCGCAGACGTTGCCGTCGATCACGCGGTGCCCGACGATCAGCACATCCAGGTGATTCCCGAAGTACATGTCGGTGAAGGGGCCGCGCTGATTGATAAGGTGCCAGCGCTGACCGATCGCGCCACGGGCGAAGATCAGGTTTTGATGCTCCGCCAGCCAGTCCAGATCATAGCCGGTGTGCATGGCCGCGACGCCCTCCGGCTTATGTTCCATGCACCAGCGCACAAACGCCGGGTAGTCCAGATCGGAGTATGCGAAAAAGCCCCGGGAGAGCCCTGCCCGCCGGCAGAGATCGCCCAGGACGATGCTGTCTTTACCGCCCGACCAGGCATACGCGGCATTCTTGCCCTTCACGGCGTCCTGAATGCGCTCGATAGCCCAATCGGAATAGGTGTCAACTTCCTTCCGAGAAACAAACCGCTCGATGTTCGCCAGAGCATTGAGCCAAGTCGCGTTTTCGGAGGTCTGCTTCCTTCCGAGAACCTGCCTCATGCCGACACCGCCTTTCGGCGTTCAATCAGCCACCAGACGAGGGCGACGGCGAACATGGCAAGCACCATCCAGATGCGCACGTTCTGCATCAGCGTCCACACGCCCATGACGCCCATGGGGACAAGCAACTGCCAGGACGCCACGGCGGCGACATCCACTGCGACGCCAATGTCCTTGCCAAAGTTGACCATGGAGCCGTAAAGGAACGAGGATAGTGACGAGATTGCCACCAGCGACACCAGAATGCCCTTGACCAGATCCACGGCGGGCGAGTAGGTGGTGAACGCGCCGGCCAGCACGAACAGCAGATAGAAGCCAAACAGTAGCCCGCCCATCACGAAGGGCCGCGTCATGTCGATCTTGCCCGTGCCGTCCTCGTTGCGGTCGTTGTAGTCGAGCAGCTCCCAGAATGTCGGGTAGAAGAACGCGCCGAAGGCCAGCGTCACACACAGCCATGCCTTCGCCTTGATCTGCTCCGGATCGATGGCGGTGGAAATCCCATGAACGCCATTCGTCAGCATGGAGAAGACGACCAGCCCGCCGATCAGCAGATAGACGATCAGCCAGGAGAAGTTATCCGTGGCCACGTTGCGGAATGTCGCCCGTTTCAGGTAGAACAGGATGAAAAAGACCGACAGCCCGTACACGATGACGTAGGCCGCCGTGCTGCCGATGACCGTCGGCGCCAGCATCTCATAGATGCCATTCATATTCACCCAGATTTGGAAGATGCACATGAGGCCCATCAGGATTTGGACGGGCCTGCTCTTGGCCACATCCCGCAGCTTTGGGAACCGCTGGGCGAGAAGGCCAAATACGATACAGGTCAGCGTATTGCCCAGCGCCCACAGCAGCCAGGGGAATATGCCGAAGTTGGTTGCGATCTGCGTGCCGACGATAAAGGAACCGGCGCCGGCCCAGGTCGCGGCGATAGACATAGCGTAATAGGTGGACGGGTTCGCCTTGAACCGTGCCTTGATACGTGAGAACATGAAAAAACCTCCTTGTATGATCGGTCATTGCGAACTTGGCAGGTTCGCCGTGCATCTCCGCGCCAGGAGTAAACGCGGAGCCGATTTTCCTCCTTCCTCACGTATTGCTATGATTAGGATTCAGGCATATATTCTCTTGCCCCGGACAGGACAAGACAAGAAAACGCGCGCCGTATCTCAGGCACGCGAATTCACGATAAGATTTTAGCACAGGAAAAAGAAACCGTCAAGACAGCCAAAAACACCCAAAACGATACTCTGTCAAGGGGTTTTCATCACTTTCCCGTGCTGCCGAAACCAGCTCCGCCACGTTTCCCGGCGGCGATGCTGTCCACGATATGAACCGGCTCGTACAGCACCGGCATGACCACGAGCTGCCCGATCTTGTCTCCAGCCTCGACCATGTAATCGGTGTTCCCGTGGTTGAACAGCTTCACCATGATCTCGCCGTCATAGCCCTCGTCCACCAGCCCCGTGGCCGTAATATCATGGTTCATCATCAGGCCGCTTTTCGATACGAACAGGCCGGCGGTGTTCGGCGGGAGCTGGATGTGCACGCCGGTGTGAAATGTCACGGATTGTCCAGCCCGAACCAACCCTTTCTTCATGGCGCGGATATCCAGCCCGGCATCGGTGGCATGCTCCCGCTTCGGCATAAAAGCCCCTTCGTCAAGTTTGATCTTCATTGTGCTTCCCCTTCCTGACGGATACGACATTGCACCCGCCGATGATCTTTGCCACCGCTTTGGCCGTCGCCTCTGTGATGAACTGCCGGGCATCCTCACGGCGATTTCCCCACAGGCATGTGTAAAACTCTGTGAGTTTTCCGTCGTTCAGGTATTCCTTGCAGCCGCTCGGCGTGTAGTTCAGCAGCCATAGCCTGTCGCCACTATCCTGCCGTATGAGAAATAGCATGTCGTTCATGGTTGTTTCCATCCTTCTGTTCTCCGATCAGTTTTTCCCATGCGAGACGATCAATCTCCACAGTGATCCAACGGAACCCGCAGACAAGGCACTTCCTGTACCGCTGCTTGATTTCGTCGTCCCGCACCCTGCTGTCATAGACCTTCGTTTTATCTGACCCACATCGTTTGCAGACGCAGACGTTGGGGCCATTATATGCCAGTATGAGGTGTCACCTCCTGAGTGGGGCAGATCATAGCCAAGCCACGACGCCTCAACTCCTGTTCGAACACGTAATAAAAATCGTCAATTACCTCCCCGTCTTTCATCAGCATTTTCATGCAGTTCATGATGTGCCCTGTAGTCATATCTTTGACTTTCAATGTGCGACCATCCTTGGTAGTCCATTCGTCATTGTCCACGCCGTGCGGGAAATCTCTTTCAAAGGCGTACTCCGCCTCGTAATCCTCCCAAAGTGACATTGCTATTCTGGCAATCCTTGCAGCGCACCACTGGTACAGCGTCGATGGCGGAGAGATTCTTCAAAGCACGCCGAGCGTATTGCGCGACGTATGGCGCGGTGTTTGTCTTCACCACCAAAGTCAGCGCATCCAGCGCCTCCTTCCTTGAGATCAGGTCATCCATCGTAGAACACCTCCACCAGTTTGAACTTTGCAACCCGCCACATATCATCGCCATGATACAGATTGTGGTATTCAACAGCCTTTTTCAGATACTTGTCCGTCTTAAAGTAACGGGTTTTCTGGCTTGAACCGCACACCCATTGAACCTCGTCCCGGTCGTTCACAGCACAGAAAATGTATTCCTCAGTCATACTCCACCTCCACCGTGTATCTCTGGCCCTTCCGGCTCCGGATCTCCATGTAGCCCCTATGAAACGGGCTGAGTGTCATCAGCACCTTCTTGCCTGTCGACAACTCATGCACATAATACGTGCCCTTGCAGGGATAACCATACTGGTCGGTTTTATGCACCATCACCTTGGTGCCTTCCGGCAATCCGCGTATCTCGGCCACCGTCAACTCCTTCTCCATGATCTGTCACCTCCCGGTACTTCCGCAGCGCCTCCCGCGCCGCATCTATGATGTCGCCCTGTCCCTTGATGCATCCGTAAGGCCACGCCATACCGGGGTGCGGGTTCCACGGGCAGGCTGCGCACGGGTGCTGGTTCGTCTTGAAGCAGTTCAGGCCCTCGATGATCTGCTGTAGCTCCATCGTGCTGCGCCTCCCTTATGTCGCCGGGGCAAGCGCTCCGCCGTCGGCGTATTCCAATCCGCAGTAATCCGCCCATTCGCGTCCGGGTTTGTCTACACGTTCGAACTCGATCACCCACACCCAAGGGTTCGCCTCCCAGCCGTAGAATGAGCGTTCCGCAGGGTTGATGGTGTTATCCCATATGGCGATGAATTCAAATCCGTAAGTGCATCCTTCTTTGACGATGGGATTGTCTGGACCCGGTGGCGCGTCCATGATCTCATGCAGTCGTTCCAGCCGAACTTCCTTTACTCGCAGAAATATTCTCGCGGCTTTGCGGGGCATATGGATGGATGGGTGCCAGCGATCTTCAACCATCATCCCGGTTGTGTCCTGCGGTTCGTCGGCTCTGTAGAGGTAAAGGTCTATCAATCCGGGGCCTGCCGTTCCCGTGGTTGCCTGTTTCCATGTTTCCCGCACCCATAGAATATCATCGGGTTGAATCGGAGATCGCAAGAAGCTCCGATCTTCAAACTCAACTACGTATTTGCTTGGAAACTCAGCAGTCATTCCGCCTCTCCGGATAGTTTTATTTGTTTTGATGATCCTGCGGGTAACGGTCTTCCTGCCCTCCAGGATTGCCCGTACCATCTGAGTGTTGAAAAGAATGGGCTTCTCCACGTAATCGCCTCCCTATAGCTCGCAATAATCCCCATTGCATCCGCCTCCGGTGTGCCACGGGAATTCCTGTCGGAAGTCTTCTCCCATGATGGCCCTGAGGCTTTCCTTCATGAAGACCGGGATGCCGTTTTCCTGCGCGTACCGGGCGATTTCGTCCACCCATTCCTTCTTCGGAATGACCTTGCCCTTGCGATGCCCGGTCTCCGCGCCGATGATTACCCAGTCTGCCGGGGTGTGCGTGGAGAAACACGGCTGCATCTGCTCAAGTATCGGTTCGATGCTGACGAACAGGTTAAGACACGGACATTCATCGGCATGGTGAAATCGCCAGAGCTGGTCTTCCCTCGTAGCGGAATAGCCGTACCAATGCTGCTCGGGAAGCATGCCATTCTTCGCCAGCTCAATATAACGATTCGGGTTCTTGGTCAGGAACAGATACCGGTGCTGTGGAGCGGCGTCACAGGCATCAAACACCGCCTTGATCCACTCGTCTGGCACCCAATCGCCGAAGAGGTCTGCCATGGAGCAGACGAAGATTGTCCGCGGCCGCGTCCACTTCTGGGGTTCGTCCAGCTTGTAGCGGTGTAGCGTCGGAGCGAAGGCAAAGGGGTACGGGCAAACCCTGCCGCTGTCCAGCAACCGGACGGGATAGCGCAGTACATGACAGCCATTCTGCCGCAGATCGGCGCCGCCATCCTCCAGCCATACACGCTGCAGCTCCGCCGGCGCGTCCAACGTCTGCCCTTCGCAGGAGAACCGCTTGGCGATGTTCCGCGCATAGCAATACTCACAGCCGTGGTAACAGCCAGTGACCGGGTTCCACGTTGCATCACACCAGTCAATCCGTGTCGACGCACCCATTGCCATCTCTCCCTTCTTCCTTAGTTTTCAGCCCCAGCTTACGGCGCAAGGCAGCATTACGACGCGCTTTGTTGGAAGTGTTCTTACCATGAAATCTGTATGCAGCGGTAAACGGCACACCGCATTGAAGCAGGTTCGACTCCGCATGATCAATAGCATACATGATTTCCTGCGCATCGTTCCAGTCCAGGTAATCAGCGGTGGTGTATGTCGAAACATCACACTCGATCCAAGCGACACCATAATCGCCACAGGCTTTATAGCCCTTATAACCATCCGATACCCGTGCCCAGCATCCTACGTCATATCCGGAGCCTAAAATCCTTGCCTCGTAGAATGCGTATTCATCCTCATAGCTCTTTTTTGAACTCCACTGCCAGCCATTTTCCCCTAACAAACGGAGCCAGTTTATGTCTTGATCATTCTTCATGATGTACCTCCTTCCATCCGTTCATGATGGCTATTTTCATCTGCTCCTCCGGATCCATCCTCCGGAAGCTGTCCCAGCAGTCTGGACAGAGGAAGCAGCCTTCCTCTCGGTGATACGTCTCGCCCATCTCCCGGAAATCCACCAGATCGGCCTCGGTGAAGGTCTCGCCACACATAACGCATTCGATCACCTTGGGCAACTCTGGATTTGGCATCCAATGAGTCACAAACCCATAAACTGCGGTTCCCTTGCGTTCGGATTCCCAAACGCCATCTACGGTGTGGTCATGATGCACTCTCTTCGTTCCGTCGTTGAATATCTTGACCACCCGGACATCATCGGACATCTTCCGAAACATGGCATTTCTCCATTTGTCCGTTCCGTACAGCTTTGCGAAAATGGTGTCATGCTCTGGCGGCAGCTTCTCCTCAACGCTAATCCACTGCTGCTGGGGCGGAGTTTCCTCCGCCCGCCGGTTCCATGCCTCGACAGCATCATGATCAGACCTATAAGGCATTTGATTACAGCACCCGGCAAGGCACTTCACAAGCCAACCACTGGACGACAATCCTTGTTTGAAATAGCCCGGTACGATAATCAGATCTGCTTTTCCTCCACAGAATGGGCACGGCTTCAACTTATCCATAGATACCTCCTTTATGTCGCCGGCATCAACACGTCCTGGTCGGCATACTGTGCCGCGTCACGATCAGCCCACAGGCCCGCGGGCTTTTCATCCAAACGCTCGAACTCGATCACCCATACCCAGGGGTTGGCGTCCCAGCCATAGAGCGGATGTTCTGCGGGTTTAATGGTTTTGTCCCAGACGGCGATGAATTCAAAGCCGTAAGTACACCCTTCTTTGACAATAGGATTGTCTGGACCCGGTGGCGTGTCCATGATCTCCTGCAACCGTTCCATCCACACTCTGTTCACCCGCAGGAACAGCCTCGCAGCCTCACGGGGCATGTGGATGGAAGGTCGCCATGAACAAGTTTCCCAATCGTCATCGTATTCTGGCCCTGTCGGCCTCTTGTTTCCGTTCGGGTTAGATGCCTTATAGCAGTAATGCCACTCGCCGTGAGGCATCCACCATCTGCACCACGTTTCCCGCACCCAAAGGATATCGCCGGGCCTGTACGTGGGCTTATAGCCCAACATTTCCGGATTGGTGACGACGCCATCTTGGGGTTGCCCTTTACAAACCCGCCGCGTCTGGGTCTTCCTTCCATCCAAAATGGCCCTGACCATTTCAGTGTTGAACAGGATCGGTTTCTCTGCCATCTTGTGCCCTCCTAATTCATGCACCCGCCCAGGCCGGTCTCCCTGATGCAGTACTCATTGACCAGAGGGTGCATCAGATCGAACGGGGTCTTCGCGGCGGTCTCGCCGCAGGAGTAGTACACAAATGCGCCGTCGCTGACGATCTGCTTGATCTTGCCGATCTCGTACTTATCGCCGTTGCGATAGACGATCAGCTGGCCTTCTTTGAATTTCTCCATGTGTTCCTCCTTAAATCCTGTCTCCGTAGTTGTCGCCATGCCCGCCGAAGTCAAAGGCTTCGTGGACACGCATCGACCAACGGTCAATGTAGTCGCTGGCCTCACCCTTTGTGGTGCCGGTAAACCGAGGAATCGGAAAATCGGAGAATTCCTGCATTTCCTGAATGTAGGTCAGTTGCTTCTCCGTGGCAGGATCATTCCGCCAATTACGATTCAGTTCCACGGTATCGCCTCCCTCTGTGCAACACTAGGTTTCTTTGTAAAACACACCCAAGTTTTTCCGTAACTACCTTTGCTTGGCGTGTCGTAAACTTCGCTGCCAGGCCAGAATACTTGAATCTCAGATCTTCCAAAAGGATCAAGGCATTCCTTGACCTCAGCCCAACCGCTTCTGCACAAATCGATTTCTCCCGGGCAGCTTTCACACCATACGATGTTATCTTCTTCCCTGGCAAGATTGCATATTTCAACGATACCGAGCATCCTCGGCTCCTGCTCCTCCAGCCGGGTGATAGCATCACCAATAATCCGTGCACTCTCAATGTGATTCGCCCTGCCTTGCTTGCTACTGGCGATTCCTGCCATTGCGTTGAAATGCGACCGCAACTCTTTCAGTCCCTCAATGAGCTTCTCCCAATCAGGCATCCGGCTCACCGCCTTTCTTCACTTAGTTCCGAATTCATGCTTCTGTCGTCGCACTTCCGTGGCGCGCAACATTGCCTCACGTTTTCTCGGTACAACACGGGTGCCTGTGTAATGCATGTGCGCCTTATCTCTGATAGGTGCATGAAGCTCACATTTGAAATGCCGTTTTGTACACCGCCGAGCTTCTTCCGGCGTTTCATACTTCCGACCACACACTCTGCAATGATACGGCATCAATATCGGCATTTCACAATCAGATGCAACGCCAAACATGCGTTTCAGCATCTGCTCAAGCTCTTGTATTTGCTCACAGATTCCACTAAAGGCCTCGCATAGAGCCTTTTGAAAATCTTCAAACATCCTCGTCGGGCACCTCCTCGAAGTCCCGGCAATCCCGCATCAGGTGCCGGTACATAGAGCTATCCTCATAGGCCAGCTCGTCCATGTCGTACAAGGGATTGCCCTGATACAGCTCAGTAACATCGCCGCGGATGTCGTAGTAGCGGTTGCCGATTCTGGTGATGAAGTGCCCCTCTACAGGGGCGTGCATGATCGTGACTGCGCCGGTGCAAAGGAACCGCGTTTCGAGGATATGGGCGAACCAGTAGCAGCAGCCGTGAAGAAATACTTCCTCGCTGCCCTTGAAGCGGGCGATGAATTTCAGAATTTTCTCCCGTTCAATCATGCGCCTTGCCTCCCATCTCCGTCAGCGGGAATACGAACGCCCCGCACGTCGGACAATACTGCGGTGGAACGAGCTTGTGGCAGACCGGGCATTCCTCGCCGTCCACCACGTCCCACAGTTCCCACACATCGCCTTCCGGCTCGTTCTCGTCCATCCAGCCAACCGGAGCCAGACGCTCCCGATCCACGACAAAGGACATCGTGAACACATGGCCCTGAAAATCCACGTCGCTGCCATTGATGGCCTCCAGCAGCTCGTCATAGGTGATCTTGCCCTTGTCGCGGATGGCGCGGAGTAGGCCAGGGTAGTTGAAATCCCACTCAAAGCGGATTTTCGATTTACGCGCCATCAGATCACCATCCCATCTCTCTTCACGATCATGGTGGGCGTGCCGCGGCCTTCCATCAGCGCCGCCTGCATGGCCTGCGCCGCCTTGATCGTCTTGAAGCCCTGAGCGTGGTCCATGCTGTCCGTCCAATAGACGTAGTGGGATTCGTTCGGTGTGCCGACGTCATACGCGCCCTTTTCACGGAGATACTGAACGCCGTACCGGGTCTTCTTTCTCAGGAAAAACTTGCCATTGTTGTCCTTGATCTTCTCGCGTACCATGTAATTCATCCTCCTTATCCAAAGTCGAACATGATTTGCCCGGCGTTCTTCTTGCCGGTGCTGATGGTCAATGTGGGGGTACGCTCGGGTTCCGGGTCCGGAGCGTTGGCGCTGGTGGGCTCTTCCGGGGCCATTCCAGCCGATTCAGGCGGTGCCGTGTCAAAATCTTCGATTTTGCCGTCGGCAGTCCGGCCTCTGGCCGGACCGGCAGGCGCCACAGGGGCTGCCGCCTTATCAGGCATATTGGCCTTGGGCTGATCGGTTGCCTCGTCCGGCAGGGCCGTTGCAACGCGCTGGAACATCATTCTCGCCATGGCGATTGCCCGGCGCGTTTCCCAGATTGCGTGGAAATACATCGGTGTGAACCAGCAGCGCGACGATTCCTCGCCGAACAGCACACTGCCGGTCTGCGGTTCTGTCAGGGTGTTGCCTATCACAACGTACCCGGCGCAGCCCAGCAGTGAAAGCTGTATGTAGCACATCAGGCCCACCGTCATGTCCACGTCCTGGGCGACGAACAGGGCTTGTTGCTGGTAGTTGATCTTGCGGCTTCGCAGATAATTGGCAGCGGCTACCAGCGTCGCGCCGGCGCCACAAGCACAATCATTTATTGAGATCCAGCCGTGCTTCTTGATCTGCTCTTCCAGAAGATCGTCCTGGATGGAACACTCCGCCATGAACTGGCATACAGAATACGGGGTAAAGAATTGGCCTGCATGTTTGTTGCCCAGGTCCAGGTTCATATACAGCTCGCCGAGGAAATCACAGTCCGGGCTTTCCTCCATGCCCAGCACGATGTGGGTGAAGAATTCAGGGAAGATGTCCAGCTCCTCCTTGGAATACTTCGGTACGATGCGCATGTACATGGCCTCGCGCTCGTCGAAATGGCGCTTGTCCACAGCGTTGGCGATGGCGCACGCGATCATGACGACCATATCCTGCCAGACTTCGTGGCGAGAATATCGACCACACAGCTTGTTGTACAGCTTCTCCAGCTCCCGCTGACGTGCGGTGTGTCCCACGTAGGTCGCCATTATCTGGTCACCTCCGCGAAGCTGATACTTCCTTCCGGGATTCCGCGTTCATAGGCCAGCAGGCCAATGGTAGCCTCGATCTCGCCCTCCATCATGCCTGCCACCGTGAAGGAACATAGTTCTTTACCGTCGGGACCAAAGAAGACGATCCACTTACGTCTGGCCATCAGTTCCTCCTTCCTCCGGCTGCCCCTGCATCGGGTCTCTGGCCTCGATACTCACTGCGCCGTCCACGCCGAACACCAACACCGTCATGTCCTGCACCATGCGGGTGCGCCACTTTCGCAAAGTCTGCACGCTTCGGTTCAGACCAATGGCAGACAGTTCTTCGGCGATTTCCTCAAAGGTGTAGGGCTTCGCGTCGCCGCGATCAGCGCCGGTAGCGTCCTCGTTGAAGTAATACATCCTGATCACGATGAACTCTTCCCGATCCTCGAACTGGCGAACCACGGCGTCAATCTCGTCATACCTGGCCTTGGTGCGCTCGTATGACGCCCGGCGTGCGGCGACGTGCTCATCATACAGGTCCACCCTGTCCATCACGCCGCTCCCCGGAGGGGGAGCGACGCTGATGCTGTGGGACTTTCCAACGGGCTCGAAGCCGTACTCTTCCAGATCCTCCATCATGTGCTGGTAGGTCTTGTAGTTCCGAAGCAGACGCTCCGTGGTTCGGTACAGGTTCAGGTTCCTCTGCTGGCGCTGCAGGTTCACCGTCTCGCGGGCGCCCTTCCGGGCAGCTTCTTCGATGTACTCCTCCATGGTCTTCTTCCGGGATTTCTTATTGTCCATCGCTCTCTACATCCTTTCGCACCGTTGTTCTCGGGCCTCTGAAATCAACGCCCCGGCGCTCCATGGTGTCTGCCAGCTTTTCCACGTCCGAAAGCGGGCTTCTGCGGCCCTTTTCGTAGCCCTCCCTGTAGGCTCGGTCTTCCTTGTAGACCACAGCATCTTTCCACGCGGCGTCCTTGAGCCGCTCGTTTTCTTTGCGCAGCCCGGAGGTGGCGCGACGCACAGAGTATTGATTGTACGCCACCGCGCCGCCGCCGACGATCAGGCCGGACACGAAAAGAAGAACTCCACCGAATACAGTCATTTTCAATGCTCCTTTATCTGGCGGGGAGACCGCAGCCTCCCCGCGCAGTCCATGTGTAATGAATGGCGCGTTACTCAATCACGCCGGGATAGAAAACCTTGAACAGCTCGTAGAGCGGCACCGCCATTTCAGCGGCCTGCGGATGGGCAGGGCCCGTGATCTGCCTGGCGCGCAGATCGAAGAAGTGATCCCACGCCCGGAGATTGCCGGTCATCACCAGCTCCGTCTTCGTGCTGGTGGGCAGCACCGCCCGCGCTTCCTGCGGCAGCAGGCCGAAGTTCAGCAGCGAGAAGTACGCCGTCTCCGCGCTCATACACTGGCGCTTCCAGAGGGAATATCCCTCCGTTCCCTCATCCAGATAGCATGGCTTGATCACGGTGATCTCACGTCCGAATTTGTCCTGGGCGTAGTTGCAGTAGCGGGTGCTCTCCTGGGCGAAGGACATCACACGATGCCGGACGAATTCATGGCTGACGCCGCGATCCACGGTGAACTTCACCGTCTGCCGGAGGTGGGCCAGCTTCTCCTGAGGATCGACCAGATCGGCATATCGGATTTGCCGTACACGCGGGTCAGGTTCCGCGTCGGCATCGATGAAGCCGCGGCCTTCGATGAACACCGGGTCGAAATGCCCGATGAAGTAGCGGCCCGCGATGGAGCCATAAGCGAACAGCTCCATCCATGCTCGCATGTTGCCGGAGATAATGCACCGATGATTGACACTCGTCATTTCCAGCCTGGGCGGCTGCTCTCCGGCGTCGCGCAGGATTTTCAGACCTTCCGCTACGTTGTCGTAGATGTGGTAGTCGCTGATCTCGAAGATCATGTCGCCATGCTCCAGCATGGCAAAATGCTGTCGGCGAATCATGCCCTTCACGAAGGCGTCAGCGCTGGTGTCGGTGGTCTTCTCCTCGCTCTTGTAGCACACGCGGCCGGCGGCCTCAATGGCCTTCAGTCCGCCGCGCAGCTCGTCGCGGTCACAGACCTGGAATGACGGTTTGATGATTCTCATGGGGCAACGCCTCCTCGATAGTCACTTCCACGCGGGGAATCTCCGCGAAATACTTGTCGATGGTCATGCTGACGATCTGTGCATCGTCCTTGTAGGCGATGCCGTTCAGACTGTCCGCGACAACCTTTCCCACGTTGTCACAGTCGGGCTTCTTGATGGGCCGGATGGCGCCGTCCAGCTTGGCCTGGCGTTTGCGCTTGCTGTCCGAGCTGGCCAGTCCATAGAAGCAGACCACCTTCATGCTGACCGGCCTGTCGCCGATATACAATCCGGAGCACTGCCGTTGGAATTCCAGCTTGACCAAGTTCTCATAGGAGGCCGTCTTCTCCGGCGTGTATGTCCGGGTGAACGCCCCATTGCGAACGACGCGGGGACGGCCCTTGCCCTGGGGTTCTCCGGGGATGGTGAATCTCATTCCTCGTCATCCTCCTTCAGCAGGGTGGTGCCGTCCGGCAGGGTGTAGCACTCATGCGTGCCCAGCAGCCATGCCCATTCCTCGTCGGCGATCTGATAGCCCAGGGCGGCGAGGTAGTTGTACACCGCGATCAGATCATCGTCGCGTTCATACTCGCCCTTCCAGGACGTACACCGCTGCGGATGCTCGCTGCCGGAGCTGTCCCACTTCTGGTAGGCCGCCTGCACCATGGCTTTCAGCGGGCTGGCATCAATCACGGCTCTGTCCTCATCTGTCAGATGCTTGCCATCCTTGCCGGCGGAACCGCAGAGATCACGCCAGCGGGGCAGCTCGGCGGGCCTCATGTAGCCCTGATGCAGGAGCACATACGTAGCAAACTTGAAGGCGGGTGTCTTGTCCTGCTCCCGACCGGCATAGTCCTTGATGAAGGCGTCGCGCAGGTTCTTCGCGGTCATGGCCACGTCCAGCTCCTGAGTGCGGATGATGTTGCGCGCCTGTTCCCGGCGCTGCTGTTCCTCGTGCATCTGAGCGCTGGCCTTGTCGCCGATGCGGTACACCGTGCACCGGCTGCCGTTGATGTAGAACACGAACTCAGTGTCCTCCGGAGCGTCCGGACGTATCAGCTCGTTCTCGTTGATGTGCAGCAGCTCCACCGAGCGTTCGTGGGAACAGGCTTCCCGGTAGATGTTCCAGGGCTGCTGATCCACTTCTTTGGCCCATTGCGACAGGGCCTCGCGCACCTTTGGGATGTTCTTCCGGGCCTTCTGCGTCTCCCTGGCCTGATTCATCTTCCAGGTAAAGCTGGTGCTGCCGAATTCGCTGAGCATCTGGTCGCGCAGATCATCATCCAGATTGGCGATCTCTGCCAGATCCATCAGCGTGGCGCCCTTCTTCACCGTCTCAGCCAGAAGCCCCGGATTGATGCTGGTCAACTTCATGCGCTTCCTCACGGTGGTGGTGGAGAGGCCGGTGCGCTCGGCGATGCCCTTGGCATCGATGCCCAGGTCCATCATGGTCTGAACTCCGCCCACCTGATCGGTGAGCGTCAGATCATTGCGCTGCATGTTCTCAGCCAGCATCGTGGCCACCTGATCGGCGGCGCTCATTTCCGTGTCGATATAACACGGCAGCTCGTCAAGGCCGGCAATCCCCGACGCGGCGAAGCGCCGATGGCCAATGACGATGCGGTATTTGTCCGGAAAGCCCGGCGAAGGCACGACGGTGAGGTTCTGGAGCAGGCCGCTCCGCTTGATGGAAGCGGCCAACTCCGTCAGATCACCGAGGTCCGTCCGGGGGTTGTCCGGATGAGGCTCCAATTTGGAGCGCGGGATCATGGTGATCATTCAGTCATTCCTCCTGCTTGATCGACACGGTGATCGTCGCCTTGAGCGCTACGATCTGCTCTTTCAGTTCTTTGATCTGCCTTTCCAGGTCCATCTTCTCCATGCGCAGCTTATTCTGGACACTGTCGGCCAAGGCGCTCTCCTTCACCAGCTTGCGGTACTCCGCCAGTGTGATCTCTACCATCAGCTCCTCGCCGTTGGCGTAATCGTTGCGCTGCTCACTGTACTCGCTGAACTCCTTGGGTTTGATACCGTTCTCATTCGCCATCGTCTTCATCCTCCTGATCGTCGTCACCTTCGCCGGTGACTTCCTCGAGATACTCGTCGAAGCTGTTGAACATGGAGAGCTGGCCGCTGGCTTCCTCGGAGCTGACCAGGAAGAACCGGCCGGAATCGTCAACCAGCAGCTCCTTCTTGTCGCCGAGGGAGACGACGCTGCCCTTCGCCTCCTCCTTGCTCTTCAACTCCGTGCTGACCTTATAGGCCATGACAACCTTGACCTGTTCTCTGGTGCCGGTCGGCGCGTTGTTATCGGCGATATCCTGCTTGATGGTGCCGATCTCGATTTTCAGCGTGACGCTGGCCAGGTTGATGCCCTTATGGAACATCTTGGGCAGGGTCTTCTGAATGGCAACATCCAGATCGTTGCGCATGATGTCGAATTCCTTGTTGTACAAGGTGATCTGTTTCTCGGGGTCAATCTTGATCTTCATGGGAGTCCTCCTTGTCGATGATGTAATCCGTAACCCTGACCAGGCCATGCCCTGCAAGGAACAGCAGCCCGGTCAGGCCGGTCAATGTCATAAGTGTTCCAAGGGTATCGGTCAGCCACCACATGAAGCTGCCTACCCACGCCATGGGCTCCATGTCTATCCCTCCAGTATGGCGCGGATGGATTCGCGCCGTCTCTGTCCCTCGGCCCGGCGTTTGGATTCACCGTCCATCTTGATCGGCGTGCAGACCTCGAAGATGCGGTCATACACGCGCCTCCGGCGAATGTCAGTCTCGTTCTTGAAGTCCGTCAGATTCGTGGTGATAATCATGGGCTTCTTCGCGGAATACCGGGAATCGATCACCGTGAAAATCTGCTCGGCCTTGAAGTCCGTGTTGCGCTCGGCGCCGAAGTCATCCAGCACCAGCAGCCGCGCCGTGTTCATGCGGTAGAGCAGCTCGTTCAGATCGTCGCCGAACATGTTGGCCGTCAGCCGCACGATGCTGGTCACCAGCACCGGCACGCGCTGGGCCATGAGGGCATTGGCGATGCAACTTGCCGCGAAGGTCTTGCCTGTGCCGGGGCTGCCGAAAAGCAGCAGCCCGGCGTTGTGGGCAAGCATCTCGTCCCAATGCTCCACGTAGTTCCGGCAGATGCGCAGCACGCGCTGATCGTCAGGCGTGGCGGCGACAAAGCGATCAAAGGTCGATTCGTGGAACCGCTCGTCTACCAGCGAGTAGGCCGCCAGCTCCTTCACGCGCTCCAGCTCCTTCTGCCGCTGCCGTTCCGCTTCTTCTTGGGCGATCTCGTCCTTCCGGCACTGACAGATGCAGGGAACATACCGCCCGTTGTGCTTGAAGCGATGCTCCTTCACCGTACCGCACACGCTGCAATGGAGCAGGCCGTCCTCGCCGATGAAGTCACCCGGTTCAGCGGGGACATGATCGACGGAGCCCATCTTCTCCAAGACCTGCGTGGCCAAATCACCAAGTGATTGCATGTGTCACCTCCATCAATAGAAATCGTCCTCGTCGGCGTACTGCTTGGGCTGGTTGGAAGGCCTGCGGGTCTTGCCCTCGTCCTGGTCTCCGGATAGCCAGCCGGTGATGAACCGCTTCACGCCTCGCCGGGTCTTGCGTCTGGTTGGGTTTCCCATGCACCAGCCGATCATATTCCGAAGGGCCTGTTCTACATCGACTGCCGGATAGAGGCGCTTGTAAACCGCGATGTTCTCCATGGGCACGTTGTAGAAGCTGCCGTCATTCAGCGGAATGTCGAACTCGCTGGGCGTGGGTTGGGGTTCGGCCGCAGGCGTGGAGCGCCCGGAATCGGGCGGCTCCGCGCTAACGTCCTCTTTCTCTGTCTCTGATCTCTGATCTCTGTTATCTAAACTCTGATCTCTAGTATCTTTATCTCTAATATCTGGGTGGACATTTTCGGGGACATCTGGGGGACAATCAGGTGGACATTGTCCACCTTCCGGGAGGACAGGTGGAACATTTCGCTGTACTCGTTTCTGTGCCGCCCAGTTGGTTTCGCTGCCCACCATGCTTTCATGTTCCACCAGCACCAGCGTCCCGTCCATGTCCTCATAGATCAGGCCAAACCGCTTGTAGAGATTCAGAGCAACACGGATGGTGTCTGCGGAGAACCACTTGCAATCCCGCTGAATCTTCTCCACATCGTAGGGGATGACGATCTCGCCGATAGTTCGAGAGAGACGCCCACCCGTGTTGATGGTCTTGAGGCAGAGCATCTGATACAGGACAACGTAGTTTGCACCGTCCTTCTGGCTCATCAGGAAATCCACCGTGTCAGAGGTCATAAAGGATTCCCTGAGCTTGATCCAGTAGTAACGCTTTCCTGTAACCATGCGCTCACCTCATCAGAACGGCAACTCGTCGTCTTCCACTTCCTGGAAGCCCTGGGCATCGGGCTGGCCGACAGGGCGGGCACTGCTCGAAGCGCCGGATCCGTTGCCATTGTTCAGCAGCTTCTTCGCCGGAGGAATGACGCCCTCGCGCACCCTGGCAACGCTGATGGCGTAGGCGGGCTTGACGCTGACGGCGACCTTGATCTCGCCGGTCTGGTAGTCGGTGCGCTCATACTCCTCTTCGCCGAAGTTGAAGCCCACCAGCTTGCCCTTCATCTGCTGCTCGTCGCCCCGGCTGGCCTTGAAGTTGTAGCCGGTGTTGCTGGCTTCCAGCGCCTCGATGAAGCCCTTGAAGTAGCCGTTGGTCTCGCCGGCGGCGTTGAGCACCGTCACCCGGAACACGCCGGGCCACTTGGCGTTGGAGTTGAAGCCACTGGAGCGCTCGAAGCGCTTCTTAAAGTACCCGTCAAACTCGCTGCCCTCGGCGATGTCGTAGGCCACCACCAGCATGTCCTTCTGGGTCTTCTTGGACTTTTCCATGCGGACGCCCTGGATCCGGCAGATGTGGCCACCGGGCGTGAGCTGCGGGCCGCCGTTGCCGTCAAAGGCGCGGGCGTTGTCATAATCGCGGGGAATCGGGATCATTTCGTTTCACCTCCAAGGTTGTAGTAGTCGCGGATGGTGTTGTCCACCAGAAGCAGATCGTTGTCGATCTCGTCAGTATCGAACATGCCCAGCGGGGACTTCACCGTGTCGAAGCCGGAGTTGTGCGTCAGGAAGGTGTATTTGCCATCCATGACGTGGGTCTTCAGGACGATGGTAAACAGGCCTTCCAGGGTGATGTACTGGTCGATCATGCGGCCCACCGTCTTGGCCTTCTCGTTGCCCTGCTGATCGCGGTCGGTGTGGGACATCAGATACACGATCATGTTCTCGGGCAGGCTGTTGATGATGAAGTCGATCAGGCTCCAATGGGCGTTGGCGATGTCGGTGTACTTGTCATAGCCCTTTTCCTTGGAGCGCCGCATAAAGGCGTTCACCATCAGATACTGGCTGTCGTCGATGACGATGGACGGGGCCTTGGCCAGTTTCAGCGCCCCGATGATCTTGCCGTAGTCGTCGGTGTTGTAGGGCTTGAGGGCACTGCGAAAGGGCAGCGGCTTCTTGGAAACATTGATGAGGCCGAAACGGTCCGGCGGGCAATTCCGCAGGCTGGTGGTCTTGCCAGTGCCGGATTCGCCGAGAATCAGGACGGGAAGCGCCATATTACTTGTCCTCCTTTTCGTTGGTCGTGATGGGATTCATGACGCCAAGGATCTTGCGCAGATCGCCGACATCCAGGTAGTCACTGTCGCTGGCCTTCTCCTTCCGCAGGAAGTCCAGCACCATATCCAGGTAGGCAAGGCGGCGAAGCATATCGTTGTACTCCGCACGGGGAATCGTGACATCGCGGCCATCACTGATCTTGATGTCGGCACCGATCAGCTGCATATTCTTGAACAGGTCGGTGGTGTTGAAAGGGGCGTACCCATACTGAGAAGGCTGATGGTTACGGTTCTTCTGCTGATTGCTTTTCACTGGTTTTTCCTCCTCTTGCAAATGTCAATGCACTGTCTGCATTGGTCGATGTCGAACATGCCGATGTGGGTCTTGTCCTCGGGCAGGCCCATTTCCTCGGCTAGCCACTTGTAGGCCATGCGGCGGGTGTAGCGGGTCTTGCCTCGCCACAGCGGATCGAACACGGCGTGGGCGATGCGCTTCATCCTGCGGAGCTCCGCGTTTGCCAGCCGTCCGAGCGGATCGGTGGTTCCCTTATGGCAGCCGACCCAGGCTGCGCACTCCTTGCAGTACCAGATCGGGCCGAAGCTGCGCCCCTCGTACACAATGGCGCTGTCCACCAGCTTGGCGGGCTTTCCGCAGTAATCACATAAGATCACGCGCCCAATCCTCCTTTATCTGCTCGATCTCCCGGAGATCGTAGGCGATCTGCAGCTCCATCTGCTCGGCCTGATCCACCAGGTAATCGATCAGGGTGCTCATGGCCTTGGTGTCGTAGGTGCTGCTGCCGCAGTAGGCCATGACGTCCACCACGTCCATGTAATCGTGTGTGTCCACGATCTCCGTGAACCAGCCCGTCCCTCGTCCGCGCCACTGGCTGTCGAATGCGTCATAATCGCCCTTCCGGATGCAGACCTGAATGAAGATGCCCACGTCCTTGATGGCCTGTCGATACACATCTTCTTTCGGAAGCGGCGGGGTGATCGCGCGGCCGATCTGGCTGCACAGCTCCCAGCACAGACGCGATGCTGCATTGCTACGCCGGTTACGGTGCTTTTTCAGGGTGACTTCAAGGTCTTTCTCTTCCAGCGCCAGAAGCTCGTCCGCATGATCGCCGAACAGATCCAGGGTCACGCTTGTTCCGTTGCCGGTTTTGACAACCGAGCCGGTGTCTATCCTGCCGAGCATGACCTTTTCCCTCCCTTGTTGTTGGCCTGAGCTTTCAGATCGACAAACCGGCAATTCCACGGCGCATAAGGGCCATCATTGTCAATCCGGTCAATCGTGCATTTGCCATACGCAGCGCTGGCATCGTACCCGTTCGCGTAGGCCCAATCGCTGAAAGCGGCGAAGTTATGCAGCCATTCATCACACACGGTTATTCCCCGGGCTCCGTAGGTTTTGTAGCTTCGAACCTTCGGATTGTAGCATCGGTTCTTCATGTTGTTCCAGACACCATACAACCGGCTTTTGCTCTGGTTGTGCGTGATGTGAGCCTCGATCGTTCGTTCCAGTCGTGTGCATCCGCAGCTTTCAATCTTTCCTTCGATCAGATGGGTTCCGCGAACGATCTTCGCTGGGCTCCCGCAGTCACATTGGCAATACCATTGGGATGCTTGCTTGATTACGCCGTCCGCCCTTCTCCGGGTGTAATTCGGGGCATGGCCAATGACAACCAGCTTCCCAAATCGTTGTCCGGTCAGGTCTTTCGCGTAATGGCCACTCACTTTGTCTTCACCTCGAACTTCGGCGGCTTTTCTTCAATCGTCACGCAGTCCGTCGGTATGATCTCGCCGGTCTCGCCGAAGATGATGCTGCCGTCCGCGGCGGTGGAGAGCTGCTTCTTGACCTGCGCCCATTTGGGGGAAACCTCGGTTTTGAGGTAGTCGGACATGCCGCCTGCAACCAGCCAGTCGCGCAGCTTGTCGCTGTCGGCTTTGAAGTCGCTGCTGGCCTTCTTCATGACCAGGCTGCCGCTGGGCAGCTCGTACTTCTGCTGGGTCTTGGTTTCCTTCACGGGCACCGTGCCGAAGTACAGAAGCAGCATCGCCCTCAGGTTGGTGGTGCGACCTTCCAGACGCTTGTCATAGGCTTCCTGCCGCTCCTTGTAGCGGTCGATCTCTGCCTGGCAGCAGGCCTTCAACCGTTCGCACTCAGCCTCTTCCTCGGCGATCTTACGGATAGCCCATTCGGCCTTGGCGTCGCTGTCGATCCTGAAGCCCTGCGCTTCGTCCTCTTCCATCGCTTCGCCAAACTCGGCGGCGAACTCATTCATGATTTCCTGATACTCTTCCATGTGATCTCCTTTCACTCCACGTAGGAGTAGTTGCAGTGGGGGCAGCCGGTAATCAGCCGGTGACCAGCTTCTTCCACGGTGATGCCGAACACGGCGCCGTGGCTGCCGTTGGTGGGAAGGAAGATGTTCCTGCCGCAGCGATAGCAGATGCCGTCATAGGGCGCGAACATCGGAATCCCTTCGGTCTCGCAGTACGCTTTCTGGGCGGCTGCGGCTTGCTTTGGATTGAAGCTGGCGTTATGGTCCAATGTGATCGCCTCCATTCAGCGCTTTTGTGATCAGGGCTTCGATGAATCCCTGCATGGTCATGCCGGTGCGGTCGAGCTCCCGTTGCAACAGCCCGTAAGCCTTATCCGTGAGGCGGCAGCTTATCCGCTTGGGCTTGGTTCGGTTGGGGGTGCGCTTGGCCTTGGAGGCGGCCTGCGTTACCTTGAAGTGATCCATCAGCGCGTGCCAGGCGTCGGCCCGAAGCCGGATCCCGTATTCCTCGCCGTGTTCCACCTTGCTGAGCAGGTATCGGTCAAACCGGGGATAGACCGAGGCGACCACTTCCACGATGTCGCCGACAGGGATGTGCCGCTCTGATCTGAGGGCGCGAATCGCCTTGACATCGGCCGGAAGTTTGGGTAGAATAGATGTGGTGCTACATGGTGTCTGCACCGTTTCTGGAGACTGTGACTGTTGGCGCGGTGCAGTCTCCATCACTTTTGAGCTCATTTCTCTCCTTCCTGCGCCATCTTCTGGCGCTGGTCGCGTTCAGCTTTCCACTTCTCAAACTTCGCCTGATTCTCCGGGACGCTGAAATAGTTGCGAACGCTGTTGAAAAGGCACTCGGTCAGGTATTCCGCCACCCACGGCGGGATCAGGTCGGTGTTGATGCGTACTGTCTGTGCATCCTGGGGCACTTTGTTTCACCTCCTTCTTGATAATCGTGTCTTGCTAAGACACTAGTTGGCAAAAAAAATATCATCCACTTCATCGCTCGTCAGAGAATAGCGCTTTTTAATAAACTGGATTTCGTGCTTGTTGAATTCCGCACCTCCAGTCTCATTGATTTTAGCCGACAAGCGCTGTGGAGATATTCCCATAGCTGCAGCCAGTTTGGCATTTGTGTCACCATGAAGCACCATCTTAGACTTCAGCATCGGTGTGTTCATCATTTCACCTCCTTCCTTGTCTTGATGTGTCTTATCAAGACACTTTCATATTACCACCTTTCGGGTTTGCTGTCAATAGCTATATGAAAATTTTTAAGACACTTTTGAAAATATGCTTGAATTTGTGTCTTAAAAATGGTATCATAATTCCGGAGGTACAAAGCTATGACGATGGGTGAAAGAATAAGAATTCTCCGAGAACAAAGCGGGCTCACTATGGAACAGCTCGGCGAAAGAATCGGCGTTCAAAAATCATCAATCAAAAAATATGAGAATGGAACGGTCGAAAATATAAAACGCTCGACTATTAAAACCATGGCATCGATCTTTGGTGTTTCACCATCGTATTTGATGTTTGGAGAGGAAATAGAAGAGAAAACCGCTCCGGCGGTAAAAACTGATCCGGAGCGGGAGAATGTCATTCGTCTTTTTGCTGCTCTGACTGAAGAGAATCAGCGCAGGCTTCTTGATTACGCAGAACTGCTGCTACAAGCGCAGCAAGTCGGGCGCGATTCTCATCAGTAAGGGAATCGTAGATTTCAGCAAAACGAACAATGTTCTCGTTCATGGCTCCTACCTCCTAAGAATGTGATGCCTGTAAATATTACTAAAGTATTTCATCACAAATTCGACTTTGTTACAGAATAACCAGATGGGTTATGGAAATGCAGGTTTGGAGGGCAAACTTGCTGAAATCGGAGCATTTTGTACAACTACACTTGTACGTGAGGGGGCGCGCGCATGGCCAGGAAAAAGGCAGAGAAGACCGATGGCAACATCTGCGTGGTGTATGCCAGGTATTCCAGCCACGCCCAGAACGATGCCTCCATTGAACAGCAGGTCGCGGAATGCCGTGAGTATGCAGCCGCTCACGATCTGAAAATCAGCGACATATATGCAGACCGTGCAATCTCTGGCCGATCTGATCGGCGCCCGGAATTCCAGAAGATGATACGACATGCGGAGGCCGGCAGATTTCAAGTCGTGCTCACCTACAAATCCAACCGTATCGCCAGGAACATGCTGGACGCGCTACGCTACGAGGAGCGACTGGAAAAGGCCGGCGTGAAGGTGGTCTACTGCAAGGAGAATTTCGGCGACAACGCCGCCGGCCGCCTGGCACTCCGCATGATGATGTCCCTGAACGAGTTCTATAGCGAAAACATGGCCGAGGACATACGTCGCGGCCTGATCGACGGCGCGAAGCAGGGCAAGGTCATGGGCTGCATCCCGCTGGGGTACAAGAAGGGTGAAGACGGCTGTTTCGCCATCGACGAGCCGAAGGCCGAGATCGTGCGCGAAATCTTCCGGCGCGTGTCAGAAAACGAAACCCTGGCATCGATCGCTGATGATCTGAATGCCAGGGGTATACAGACGGCCTACAAGAAGCCCTGGGGGAAAAACTCTTTCTCTACGCTGCTGTCCAATGAACGATACATCGGCGTGTACATTTTCGCCGAGGTGAGGATTGAGGGCGGCATGCCCGCGATCATAGACAGGGCGCTATTTGAAGACGTACAGGAAAAGGTGAGGAGGCGAAAAGAAGTGGCAGGACGGAGACGTGACTATGCAGAATACCTGCTGACCGGCAAGGCCTTCTGTGCGAAGTGCGGGGCACCAATGGTCGGCATTTCCGGCACCAGCAGAAATGGTACACCGCATTACTACTACGTCTGCAAGACCAGGCGAGAGGAACACACCTGCAAGAAGCTGAACGTCCGGAAGGAGGCAGCCGAGCGGGAGATCGCGTTCCGGCTGAAAAACACCATTCTCCAGCCGAACGTGGTGGAGTGGATGATCGACAACGTGATGCGGTTCCAGGAGGAAGCACGGAAGCAGTCCGATCTGGCGTCCTACCAGAACCGGCTGGTGGAGGTCAAGCGCTCCCTCGACAACCTGGTCAAGGCGGTGGAGGCCGGTGTGTTCTCGCAATCCACCAAGGCGCGCCTGGACGAATTGGAAGCCGAGCAGCGAGAGCTGCAGGGCATGATCGCCGTGGAGCAGGCGAAGATCAAGACCGTCACCCGTGATCAGATCGAATACTATATTGACTCCTTCCGGGATGGCGATGTCGATGATCCAGCCTATCAGAAGCGGCTGTTCAAAGCTTTCCTGGTCAAGGTATTCCTGGATGACGATAAGTTCCGCATCGTATACAACTACGCTGACGGCCTTGATGCAATGGAGTTTCCCCTGACGCTGGAAGAGATTGAAAGTGCTTACGTAACCGCGGAGTGTTCGTATAAGCCCTGTTCGGGGCCACCACAACCAGCAGAGACGAACACTACCTGGTCGATCAGCATGATCAAGGGGGTGTTCGTCTTGACTGTTTATTGCAGTATCAGATAATTCAAAAGCCAGGGTTGGACGACAATCGTCTTGCCCTGGCTTTTCCTGTTTACAACTTTTTAATAACGCATTGGGTTAGATTCTAACAAAATCCAGCGGAAAAATTCCAGATTTGCTATCATGGCTGTAAAGGGGTATAGCTATGATTAGGATTCACTTGTCCGCCCTTCTCGGCAAGAAGCGGTGGACGCAGGCAAAGCTGGCACAAGTGACTGGCATCAGGCCCACCACGATCAGCGAATTGTACCGAGAGATGGCAACACGAGTCACCTTGGAACATTTCGATCTGATCTGCGAGGCCCTGGACTGCACTCTGGAAGAACTCGTCACCTTCGAGCCAAACAAGATTCCGAAGATCGAGCGCAACCATGAGGGAAAGCCCATACGACCAGTCAAGGACTAACGACAAAAGGCCCGGACGCTAAACGGCGTTCGGGTCTTTTTTTGTGGCTGTTTGGATGCAGTATCGTATGTAATCCATAGCGGCCTTTGGATGTCCTGCCAAAAGCGTATAGAGTGTCACGATTGCCATCTTACCCATGTCGTGGCTGTAGTTGTCGTCTATGGTGATGTCTTCGTTCTCGAAGCGGAGCGTGCAACCTGCTCTGCGGCACTTGTCCACCAGCAGCGTGATGTCGAGACTGTCCAGCTCGAAGATAGAGCCGATGGTTATTGAACCACCCTTCACGATGTTTAGATCATTGATGTTCATGCGCTGTCCTCCCTGATCAATCTTCGGGTTGCTGGTCGATAGGTATGCGCTGGCCATCCGGCATTTCTATGACGAGATTGCCCCCTACAAAGGAAGCTACCTTCGCCAACTCGTCAGCGGACCAGCTGTCCCGGCTGAACTTATTACTCATCGCCTGACGCGATATGCCGAAAAAGTCAGCCAACTCGATCTGCTTCCTGCCACACCCGACCAACGCCTGTTTGATTCTTTGAGATACGGTTGCCATCCTGTCACCTCCCTGCAAACGATTGTACACCACAATGTGTATTTATTAAAGTTAAACGTTTGTTAAATACCGTTTTTGATTATTGACCGTGTACACAGATGAGTGTACAATGTACACATAAGCAAAAGCAAACACACAATGACGTTTACAAGGAGGCACACCAAATGATGATGAGCGAGTTCACCGAGAGGACGGGCTTTGAGCCCATGGCAGAGGAATACGTCGAGATCGAGCAGCAGTACTACAACTTCGACGGAAACAAGGATGCGTTCTGCAAGCACTGGAAGGACACGGTCGGCGTCGAGGGCATCTGCAAGGCCCGCGCCGAGAAGATCACCCAGCTCCGCTCCACGATGGTGGAAACCGAGAAGGAACTGATGCAGGCCATCGCAGAGAAGGATGGGCTGATCGCTCGCCTGAAGGCTGATCTGGAACGTGAGCAGGAATGGAAGCCCTGGACGAACAAGGATGCTGTCAAGCAGGAGGATTACGACCACCTCCGCAGGTGTGGTCACGAGATGACCGACGACGAAGCCAAGGATTGGATCGCCAGCGAGTGGGGCTTCGACCCTTCGAAGATTCGCATCTGCCGCAAGATGAAGACCTTCGAGAGGAACCGCCACTCCCTGCTCCGTCAGGTCGGAGAGATCGACCGCGACCCTTACTACGACGCCACGGATTGGTACTACGTCTTCTTCCGGGTGTGCGGGATGGAATACGAGGCCTACAATGGGAGCCTCACCCAGCTGTAAGATCGACAAGCCGAGGGGCGGCGGCAAAACCGCCCCAGAAGGAGTACCAAATGAAGAACTTCAAGATCAATCAGATCAACCCCGAAATCAAGAACGGGTGGACGGTACGAGCCGACACGAAGCGGTTCGGTGAGAATCAGATCATGTTCGAGGGCAGCTACGAGGAATGCTGGGAGTACATTGAGCGCACGGCCTACACTAACCGCGACCACGTAACCGTGATCGTCTCGGGCAAGCGCAACGGCATCGAGGCCCAGCGGCTCACCGTTCGCAAGTACAACGACGGATTTACCCACTACCCCCAGTTCGAGTTCCCCAACTTCATTCTCCCTACCGACATCGAAAAGCTGAATCAATTCATTGCCTGATCGACCACCCGCCCCGGAGGTGACGAGGGCAGAAAGGAGATCGCCATGAAAACCATCAACTCCGTCTTCGACCCCGAAAAGACAACTAGGCTGGACTCGCTACTGCTTGAGAGCAACGAGATCAACGATAAGACCCTGATCAGCATCTATGACACCGACGGCAGTTTTCTGGTGCGCGGCCACTGGTACGAGGACAAGATTCTGACCTACAGCAAGTCCTTCGGGAAGGCCCACAAGGCCGGCACCGGCCGCAGCGTGATGTTCAGATTGATCTGAGCCGACAGCCATCCCGGCGGGGCAATACACCGGGAGGAAGGAATTATCATGACAAAGCTGATTATTGAAGCCAATCGCGAGGGGTACGCCACGGACCAGATTCGCAGGACGATGACCGTGGGCGATCTGATTTCCATGCTGGAGCAGTACGACGAGGACACACCGGTGTTCCTGGGACATGACCGTCAGAGCTACGGATTCTACACCTACGGCGGCATCACCGAGGGCTGCTTCAACGAGGTGGAGGATGACGAAGAAGAGGAGGATGAATACGATGAGTAATGTTTGCTTCGATATGCTGGAAAAGGGCTCCTGGTACACGATCACCGGCTGCGGCGGTGATCTGCAGGAGTGGAAGGATGGCTATCAGGATCTGCTGAACCAAGAGGGCATCGGCACCATCCAGCAGTGGGTCGAGTTCACCGGCGCCGACATGAACCGCTATTACAAGCTGACCGGCACCAACGCCTATCCCCGGGACATCCACTTCCTGGCCTTCCCCATGGACGGCCTGAACGTCGGGAAGTTGTCCATGTTCAAGCTGCGGATGGATGACCGCTGGTTCGACGACATCGTGGCTAACAACGCCGTCCGGGAGCGGATGGCCGCGGGAATGGAGGGCTGACCATGACGAGGGATGAATACTACGCTCTCCTGAAAGAGCGCTGGGAGCAGACGGACAAAACCAGCCGTAAAGCGATCCACGCCTACAACGAATGGAAGCGGGAGCTGCGGCACCAGCTCGACGAGGAGGAATGACCTGTGACCATCGAAATCAAGGGCCCGGACTTCGACGGGTTCAGCATGGAGGTGGACGGCACGACGCTCATGGAGTGCCTGTCCGAACAGGAGCTCAAAGACCTGACGATCGGCGAGATCATGAAGCTCATGCAAGAATGCTTTTGAGGAGGAATGAATCATGAAGCACTGGAAGATCAGCTACTCGGTGAAGCGTATGGACGAGATCAAGGAGAAGGAACTGATTCTGGAGGCGGCCAACATTGACGACGCGCTGGCCAAGGCGCACAAGGCCGTGGCCACCATGGAGCTTCCGGACAGCAAGGCCGGCGATATGTTCGTGATCTGGGATGTCGGCATCATGGAGGACGATGTGTTCTGACAGGAGGTGCGCCGTGAACATCAGAATCAGGCTCCTGCTGATGCAGGAGATCGAACGCAGGAACGAGGAAAGCATTGAAGCGTGGAAGCAGCGGAAAGGCACTTTCCAGCCGAGGAAGAAAAAGGCCAAGAGGAATAAGGGCAAGCCCAAGAAACGCCCGTAAGGGCCGTTGCAACAGCCCAAAACGACAAATACGCCCCCGACCATCGGTGATGATGGCCGGGGGCGTTGTTTATCTGTCAATCCTTGCAAATGTGAGCTCGTACCCGCCATAGGCCGACAGGGCCACGATGAAGGCGTTCAGCACGGCGAGGAGGAAACTGTTCAGTGTAATGCCGGATGTGAACGCAGTGGCGACGACCAGGATGGTGAGCGCGATCAGGTAGACCAGGAGGCGCGTCGGGATCTTCCACACCTGATCAAGCGGGAACTTCATGAACTGTGCGATCAGGAGGGTGGCAGCGGTGGCCCCGGCGATGGTGGCGAGGTAAGCCCACGTCCACGGGGCGGGCTGCGAGTCGGGCTCGATCTGCTCGGCGGTGATAGACTCCGCAGGCACGGAGGTAATCACCGCAGACGGTTCCCCCGGCATAACGGCCTCGACGGTCTCAGCCCCGGCTATGATCGGCAGGGCGATCAGCGCCGCGATGATGAACACGATGAAAAGCAGAGAGAAATACTTCTTCATGAGGATGCTCCTTTCACAATATCAGTGCTGTGTGTTTTTCATATCCCGGATGTCGTGCTGCACTTCCTGCATCGCGCCCTCCAGCTTGTAGGTGCGTTCGATCAGGTTGTTGTGCTTCTCCACCTTCCGGGTCAGTTCTTCGATCTTGGTATCGGTGACGGCCTGATGTTTTTCGAGCTTCGCGTCCAGCTTTGCGTCGGACAGCTTACTCTCTTCCTTCAACGCGGCGAGGGTGCTCTTGTTCGAAAACACCACCGTGATGATGGTGCCGACCAACGACAGCCCCGCCGTGATGATAACCGCTAGGATGGTGTCACTCACGTCTTACACCACCTTCACCGAATCGACCAGGGCCAGCGTGCCGCCGTAGGCGCTCTGGACCAGGCGCAGCTTGTCCACGTCGCCCTCGATGATGAGCACATAGGCCGGAGCGCTGCCGCCCTCCGGCGTGTCCGGCTCCTCCTGCCCGATGTTCTGCACGTCGATCAGAGCTTTATAGGTCGCCGCGTCAAAGATGCCCGTCACTTCCAGATCGTTGTCCGCCTGGAACGCGGACACGGCGGTCTGTGTCTCGGTGCCGTAGTCGCCGTCAGCGCCGTACCTGGGCAGCGTGTAATCCAGCGCCATAAGCGCCTCCTGCATTTCCTTCACGTCCGCGCCTGTGCAGCCGTTGGAAAGCACCCTGTCGCCCAGGACGTAAATAGTCTGCTCCACGGTGCTGATGCCGTCCACGTAGACGATCATACTCTCCGGCAGCTTGCCCCATTCCGTCCATGGCCCTTCGGAAACCTTGCGTTTCACGCAGTCATACGCAAACCCGCGCATTTCGATGGTGTACCCGTTGCCGATGTATACGCCGATGTGTCCGCTCTTGTGAACCACCAGACCGGGAATCTCCGGGATTGTGGAGATGGGGCCTTTCTCCTTGCACAGGGAGAACATGCCGTCTGCGCTCCTGTCCGGGCAGTTGTTCGATGCGTACTTGTTCGCGCCGTTGATGTCGCCGTTCTTCCAGAAGAATGACTTAATCATGCCCACGCAATCCGCACACATCTTACCGGCTTTGATGTCTGCCTTGTAGCCGCTCTCCCGGCTGGACGTGTAGTGACCGGGGTACTGTTCCTTCTTTCGGTTGTACAGCGACGTGGTGCAATCATAGCCGCAGGTGCCGTACCAGTAAACCCACTTCGCCGCGTAGACCAACTCACAATACGCGGCCAGCATCAGGTTTGTAAACATGGGCGTTCCGCCTCCTTCGCTCTTGGCCGGTTCGGTCTTTCCCTCCGGCGTATAGTCCGTAAACCATTCCAGGGTCTTGTCGCCGTAGAGCAGGTTCAGATCAACATCGTGGTTGATGCCGCGCACCTTGCCCTTGCTGGTGTACTGCCAGATGTCGCACGGATGCGTAGGCGCGTATTTCTTGTCGGGCACGTTGCCGTCATTCTTTCCCCAGTGGGGAATCCACATGATGTCGCACATGGCGATGGCCGTGCCTGCCCACTTGTAGCGGGTCTGGCCGATGTACAGGCCGATGCGCTGACAGCCGAGAACGCGCAGCTCGTCCAGGAAGGCCACGCACACGGCCTCGGTCGTGGTCTTGGTCTGCGCGCTGAACTCGATGTCTGCGAAGTAGATCGTCGGTCTGGTCGACGCCTTATTCGCGCACTCTACGAAAAAGCGGGCCTCCTGCCGCGCGTCCTGCGCCGAGCCCGCCTTTACATAGTGATATGTCCCAAATGGCTTTCCATAGCCTGCCGTATGTTGCAGGTACAGATTATCAGGCTTCAAGCCGATGCTGGCGCGGCAGATCAGGAAGTCCAGTTCGTTCCGCGCCTTTGACCAATCGATCTTCTCCTGGTAATGACTGATATCAGCAATTACTGCCCGCGGCATTTTCTTCCCCTCCCATGCGGATAGTGGCACCAGTAAAGCCCGATCATAAAGAGGCCACTGCCGACGAGCCACAGCCCGCCGATGATTGCAAGGCCGATCAGCAGATCACACATGCCGATCACTCCCCTTCTCCCGGCACAGGTTTGTCCCCTTCATCCTCTTCCCCGTACTTCACGCACAGCTTGCCGTCAACGACGGTAAAGCCATAGCTGAAGGTGATGAAACTGTCCTCGCGCTGCTTTTCCGCGGCAACACGCTCGGCCTCCGCCGTCTTCCTGGCCGCTTCCTCTGCCTCCGCTTCTTCGGCGAAACGGAGAATGCCAGGCAATTCGGTGTTGAAATACAGGATCAGGCTTTGGAGATTGGAAAGCTCCTGCTCCTGGGCCTCGTCCGGTATATGTCCCAGATCTTCGCTGACCTGGAAGGACATGACGCCGGACTGCCAGATGATCGTCTTCCCATCGTCCTGATCAACGGCTTCGACCTCAAACCGGGTGGTTCCGGCGACGGCGGTCGCTACGCCATGCACAGGCCAGGAGAGCACGACTTCCAAGTCCGTCGCAGATGGGGCTTCCAGTACATACACATCACCGGCACCTTCTGCGTTGATCGCGTTGACCATGTACGTCAGCGTGGACATGTCGACACCGCCATAATGACGGGGCAGGTGCATTTCGATGACCTGGCTCCTGCTGTCGCCGCGAATCAGGATGACATTGGACAGGGGCTGGGCGGTCTTCATCAGCTTCACGCGCGCGATGCCGTTTTCATTACTGTTCAAGGCATAGGAGTTTATCACAACGTTCGCCACGTAACCACTCCTTTGATTCCATGAGAAAAGCGCCGGCGTATTTCAGCCGACGCTTTTCCCGTTCAATGATTCAGCACCATTTCTCCATGTCCTCGCGGAACTGGCGCTCTGCTTCTTCCAGCTTGCCGCTGTCCGTCACAATGCCATGTTGGTTCAACAGTGCAGCTTGCTCGTCGATAATCTCTAATGCTGCGCGCAGCATATCTTCGAGGCGCTCGATCACACGCAAATAGGTCATGGCAATTCTCCTTATTCCTCCTCCAACGCCGCCCTTACGGCTTCGCGCCAGAGTTCAGGAACATCGTCGATGGTCTTCCGGCCCAGACGGATCAGCTTCACATACAGGTTTACCATGAGAATACCCTCCTTTTCTTTAGTCAGGCAATCATGCCAGCCAGTTCGGTCACAGCGTCCATGAGATCGGCGACGATGTCGGCGAGATCGCAGATGGCATCGTCCGTCGCCGTGCGCTTCAGTTCTTCCAGCTTCGCCGCGGATTCTTCCTCCGTGGTGACGGCCTTTACCTTCGCCATCCACAGGGCGGGGTTTGCGGCCACACGATCTTCAATGTTGTCCATCCAGGGGCAGGACATCTCCCACATGTCTGCCGTGAACGCAATACCTTCTTCGCGCTGCACCTCCTGAACGTCCGTAAAGAATCTGATATACGCCTTCTTGCCGTCCCGGTCTACAGTAAACTCGGGCGGCCTCTCCGACAATTCCGTTCTTACTCGCATAGGATATAACCTCCTCCAAAAATCTCAGGTCGATCTTGGGTTTGATGTACTGGTCAACAAAGTGCTGGCTGTCCGCGTGGCTGAACCAGCCGCAGAGGCTCGCGATTCCCTCCGCGTCCCGGAGCAGCACTTCGCCTCGCTCCCGCAGCCGCTTGGCGATTTTCACGGCCAGTCTTGAAGTGTGCAGGAAGATCGTCGCCCGTACTTCCGTATGGTCACGATAGAACCGATAGCCGACGATGTCGATCGGCGCGACGCCCGGACCCACGTCTGAGGAATCAACGGCGATTCGCCGAATCTCCCAACTGTCCTTGATCTCCAGCTTCATTTCCTCCCGGCAATAGCGAATCACTTCCCGGACGGCTTTCTCCAGATCGCGCTTACTGGTGCCGAGGAGGAGCATGTCGTCCATATACCGCAGGTCATGCGCAACCCAGTTGGTGCGCTTGCCCCGCCGCAGCTTGCACATGTCCTGTTTGATATGATGGTCCAGGGGCTGCAGGAAGAAATTGGCGAACCATTGACTGGTATAGGTTCCGATGGGGACGCCGGAAGGGACGCACTCGATCACCTTGTCGATCACGTCCAGCAGCCGGACGTCCTTGATGACGCGCCGGAACGCGGCTTTCAGCAGATCGTGGTCGATGTGTTCGTAGAACTTCCGCACGTCCAGCTTGACAAAGTATTTCGCTTTGTCATCCAGCCGCACCCATTTCTCCACGGTTCTCCGGGCGCCATCAATGCCCCGATTCGGTATGCTTCCATAGGAATGCTCATACATCCCGCGCGTGATGGCGTCATGCACGGTCTGTATGAGCATCCAATGTATGATATGGTCAGCGAGGCAGGGGCAGTCAATTTCACGCTTCTTCCTATAGATGGGCTTCACGACCAGGTGCCTCATGGGCGAGGGCTCCCAGCCGTTGCGAAGATCATTGATACGGCTCTCGGCGTACTTTTTCACCTTCGCCGGGTCCAGCTTGCCCTGGTGCTCCGGCAGATCATCCTGATAGCCGAGTTTTCTGCATACGACATAATCAGTACGCTTGTTCTGCGTGCCGTTGTAGATAGCCGTAATGGCATTGTCCAACGAAATGAAGCTGTCCCACAGCCCGCCGACTCTTTTCATCTTTTTTCCCTTACGGCGCTTCGGCGTGAGCCTACCAGGCCGCTCCAGCAGGAAGATTTCGGTTGTCGCCAACCACGGAAAAGGATGTGCTGTGCGCCATGGGTTTTCCTGGGTATCCATCCGGCACAAGAGATCGCATCAGCGGCTATGCCGGCGCTGGGTAAGGTTGAAGGGCCGAGCCGTAGTTCCAATTCGCATTCGAGGGAGAGTTGTTCGCGTAGAGGTAGGAAGGACCCGCATTCACGCCATTGTTCACGTTACCGCCCCGACGAACAGCACGAACCTCGTTGGAGTAAACAAGGTTCGCAGGATGCAAACGGCCCGAAACTGCACATCACAATCCCGTCAAAAAAGAGTATATCAGCTTTATGCTGGGCTGGTGTGAAATTGTTAGAGAATAACGTATTTCGTTAGACAAATTCCTTTTTGGGTCGGGCGCTTACGCGCCATGGAAGAATAAAGGGGGCTGCGGCCCCCTTCTGCGCTACGCGCATTCAACCCCCTACTGGATAAAGAAAAGGGCCGAGCCGTAGTGCCAATTCGCAGTCGAGGGAGAGTTGTTCGCGTAGAGGTAGGAAGGACCCGTAGTCACGCCAGTGTACACGTAACCGCCCCAACGAACAGCACGAACCTCGTTGGAGTAAACAAGGTACGCATAGTCACAGGAGTACGTGGTCGCACTGGCTCCCGTCACAACAGTGGGAATCCTGATGTGCGGATGCGCGGTGTCAGGCGTAAACTCCTTGACGTAGCCGTTCTTATACTCGTCGCTCGGCGTGAACACACTCAGCCTGGCCCAGCCGTTGGCTGGGTTGGTCAGGATCGCCTTGCTCGGGTTGGTCGTCGTGGCCTTCCTCGGGTCGGACAGATAATACCAGTCGAGGTGATAGACTTCCTCTTTCTCCTCTACTTTGATGTTCATCAGATCCAGCAGTGTCATTTGCTGGTTGCCGTAGACGTTCTCGCGCCAGCGGTACCGCATGGGATAGAGGCCGTTCAGCAGATCGACGGGGCTGCCGGTATGCCCGATCACAGCGCCGACGCCGTGAGCATAACCGGCAGTTGCGCCGGTGATCCACGGGCGGGAGCCAAACTTCGACGTGCCAGCAACCAGCGTGTCCGTGCGGTCTGCGCCATCATAGGTGATCAAGTAGTATTCGCCGGTCTCGTCAACCGTACCACTTGCATCGCAGGTCTGAATGGCGGTGATATGGTTATACAGCGCGATATCCACAGTAGCATCATGCGCAGAGCCCATGTAGATCGTCTGGCCAACCACCAGATCAGCGCCGCCCACACCGACGACGATCTGATTCGCGGCAGGCATGGCGGTAATGATGTCATTGGTGTTGTAACGCATGGACACGGCGCCGTTGATGAAGGACTGCATGTTCTGCGTGGCGTACTCAATGGTCATGAGCAGCCATTCGTAGTGCATGACCGCCGCCGGTTCGATGATGGCATAGGCCTTGGCATCGGCGTTGTTGTACTTCCGGGCATTGGACATGTGGTCAGCATAGTTGCCACGGAAGTTGTCATAACCAGGCAGGGACACGGGATGGTCATCGACCATCGCCATAGCATAGGCGGGGATGTAGGTATGCTTGCGGACATTACCTTCCGCGTCCACGCAAACCGGATGGATGGTGAAGCCGGGGTAGCGATACTCAGACACGGCGATTACGCCGTTGTACTGGTAATAATAAAACGGCTCCACATCGATGGCAACATAGTCGCCCTGGGAGCCGTCCTCGGCATAGTCGCCGTCGCCAAAGTAGGCGTTGACGGTGAACACGGCCTTGGCGCTGTTCGCGTCCTTCGACCAGGTGCCGACGCACTTCCGGCGGTTGAAGGGCTTGATATTGTCGAACGGGCTGGAGCCCTGCACCTTGTCGGTGCTGGGCACGGGATCGGGGAAGTCTGCAGCGTCCCAGACGCGCGTCAGCTGCGCAGCAGAGCCACCAACGCCGGAGACGCCATAACGGCCTACGCCGACGGACAGCAGTTCCTTGATGTCGGCGATGGTCGCGCCTTCGGGGATCCCGCCGCCGTTAATCAGCGCCATGATGCTCTGCGCGTCAGAGATGTCCTTCAACGCCGCGACAATCTTCTTGCCCGTCTCGTCAAGGATAATGGGAGACGTAATCATGCTTTCTCACTCCTATTCTTCATCGTTCGCCGGCTCTTCCGAGGAAGAAGATTCATCATCCGAGCCATAAGTGACATTTAGCTGACCGTCAACGACGGATAAGCCCATGTTGAGAAGCTGCACCTGCTTGGCGGCTTCGTTTGCTTCCTGCGCGGCAGCCGCCGCCTGTTCAGCAGCGTCAGTCGCGTCCTTGGCAGCGGAGGACAGCAGCGGAATCTTCCCGATGATATGCCGCGCCGCCATCATTACGGCGAGAATATCCATCAGGAATCACCTCCGTAGCTGCCCCAGTCGACCCATGTGCCGGCGTTGTTCTTCATCTTGAACAACGCACCGTCGGCGGTGTAGGCCACGGATCCGGGCGGCGCGGCCTGCAGCTCCGGCTTCTGCAGATCGGCTTCACTGTCGATCAGGGCCTCGACCCTGCCGGTGAGGAATACGTCCTTCGTGTCAGCACTGCGTCCGACAATCGTAACAGCCATATCGAATACCTCCCATCCTTATTCTTCGTCCAGGATGGCGCACAGAGCGCCGTCCACAACAGCCAGGCCCATCACTTCCAAAGCCCCGGCAATAAACACGTCCAAGGGCGCGCGCCGAAGAGATTCCGTTGCGACACCACTAACCACCTCTGGTTGAGTAATCAGTACATGCGCGTCGGACAGGACGGTCTCCGCTTCCGTTTTCTGGGTGATTCTGTTGAATTCCATTTACCATCCCTCCTGTCAGAACGCAATGTAGAAGTAGACGATGTCCTTCTTATTCGGACGTCTGCCGGTGTGACCATTGCTGCCATTGTCATAGATTTTAAAGCCATTGCTCACAACTTCGGCAACTTTGATCGAGTTGGATTTTGCCACACTGCTGTAACCGTAATCCCACACATACTGGGGATGGTCGCGGAAGAACATGCCGCCGGCCGTGCCCTTAATGTCATCAGCGAAGCAGCCGGTTTCGTCACAATAGATGACGATACTCGGCTGGTATCCAAGATCAATCACACGGGAACTAGCTCCATCGCCGGTATAAGTGCCAAAGTGAGGCGGGATACGGGAAAAGCCCATTCCATCAATCAGAGATGTCAGCCCTTCACTTGAATTCGTTCCCGTTCCACCGTGCTCAATCGGAACAACACCGGCAATGTCTTCGGTAGCGTTGTGCGTGTGCTGCTTTGCGGCAAAAATGTCTTTCAGAAGGTCGCCAAACTTGGTAATCAACGAGGCGTTAGACGAGCAGTCTGTACCGCCTCTCGCAACAGGCAGCGTACCGGAAGTAATATCAGAGGCAGAATGCTGATGGCTGGCAGCCGCAGCACCTACATGCCGATAGGTTGTGCCATGAGGATTATTCCTATCGTTGATGTGTGCGATCAAATCCTTGATGGCCTTGGCGATTTTGCCAAAGGCTACAGACAGGTATTCGCCGCTGACCAACTCCTGCAGCTTTGCCGCTATGGTCCACGTCGGCTGCTGGTTGTTTGTGGTCACATTCGGAACATTGCCAAGGCCGATATCGCTCTTAGCCATGCCATGAGGATTCCGCGCATTGACGTGCTCGTCAAATTCCGCCTTGCTGGCATAGGTCGCGTTCGGCAGGATGTAGGCCGTCACGTTTTCAGAACGACCAATGGCGACGATTACAGAGAGCGTCTGCTCTGTCACCACGTCCGAATTGGCTGCTTTCAGCGTGCCGGCATTATCTCCGTCGTTGGCGTAGGCGTACAGATACTCGACGTTGTTCTCGTCCTTGGCGATCAGACCGAGTTCCGTCCAGCGGAAGTCGTGCTGCACATGGGACTGGTTGTCGAAACTGCCCTGCAGCATGATATAGCCATCATCTTCGGTATCTTCAACCTTGGTGATACCGATGTTACTGATCTCGACATGGTAAAGGGCAGTCACCGTCTTGGGGTCTTTCCCGGCAGGAAGCGTGCCGCTGCCAATCTGGAATTTGGTAAGGGTGATCTTTTCACCACCGGCCGCCCGGAGCAGCAGCGTCATGCCCGCCTCCGTTATGACCGGAACCGTAGAAAACATAGGCTATCCTCCTTTCCGTCATGCGTTGTCCACGACGATGCTGATATTGGTTTCCAGACCCTTCGCCACCTTGTTGTAGGGGATGACAACATCGCTGGTAGAAAGAGTCTGCCCGTGCTGGGCCGCCTTCACTGAATTGATCGAAAAGCTGGGGTTCCTGGTGTCCGTCTGTACCTGCTGAACCACCATCCAGATGATGGAAGTGGTCAGGTCGGTTCCGATGGAGAACTCGTCCAGATATTCGATGATGGCATTCTTCATCTCCGCGGCCATCGTCGAAACATAGCCTGTGCGGGCGGTGATGTGGATTTCAACATCCACCTCCACGTAGGAAAGAGGCGTGAACTTGATGACGGACGACTGATTGTAACGGTCGTAGATCGTGACTGATTTGGTCCCGTGCGTCCCACATCCCGGTGTCTTTCGATTGTAGATCGTTTTCGCGATCTCCTTCTGATTGCCGCCCTCCACCACGCAGCAGATGCTGTGTCCAGGTAAACCGTTGGCGTCCGTGGAGCTGGTATCATTCTCATATACAGCGTAGCGATTCACGCCGTCCAGCGCCGCGATCTCGCCGGCAAGGCCCGCGATCAGCGACTGCGTGGGCAGGGCGACGGACTGCGCCTGTCGAGCGCGCAGCTCGGAATCCTTCTCCGCGATGGAACCGGTGGTCGCCTCGGAAGGATTTGTCACGCTCTCCCAGCCAGCGACAGGCGTCATGATCTTCGTCACGGTGGCAGGGGCTGCGTAGATGATGCCAGCCTCTCGGCATACAGCCTCCACTATCGCCGAGCCGTTGGCGTCGAGCGTCACGGTCTCCGGAAGATCCCACATATAGCCAAATTCATCGGCGACAGCGCCGTTGGAAATGATTGTATTCGGGGCTCCAATCAGGGATACCGTCACTTTCGACTTCGTGGCCTGCTTCCTGGTGATACCATTCACAGCAACGATATAATCCAGAGCAGTACCAACAGCGGTGACAGGGCTATGTGAATTATAGGCTACCTCCGCCATCTGGTATACGTCGAAAATCTTTTCCGCGAACTCAGAGAGCATCTCATAGTCCTGGGAATCCGAGCCCAAATAAAGCCCACCACCGTATATGTCCTGCATATCGATGATGAGCTGTTCGAGGATTTCATTGTAGGTCGGGTAGTGGATGCCCGTCGCATCCACATAAGGCTTGAAGTAGCTCAAGGTATACTCACCTCCCCAGTCGTTTCACCGTAGACGGTCTGCACCTTGCATCTGAAAGAGTACTGCCGGTTGGTGAGGCTGGATTCGATGTCTGAAACGCTGATCACGCCGACGGTGTCCATAAGGCGCTCAATTATCATCAGATCGACCTCGTCCTTTTTGAACATCGAGGCCCGGGCGCCGAGGATATCCGTGAACCACGGAAGCGCGGTTTCATCGCCCTCCCACCACTCGTTGTAGATCGCCTTGAGACGGGTCTGCACCACCTGGGCCATGGCATCCAGCCCATACAGGAAATCGTCGTCACCATGCCCAAACAGCATATCGCCGTTCTCATCCAGCTTTCGGTATTTCAGATTGGTCGTATACTGCGCCTGCATTGCTGCTCACCTCATTCCATCAGGAGGACACCGTTCTCGTCCATCATAATGACATTCAGCTCGTCGACCAGAGGAACAAGGCTTTCGATGTCCGGCATGACAACCGTACCAAGGTTGAAGATGTCGGCTTCATACATCGCTGTGCCTGCATAAAGCCGTTCCTCACCGGGCTTGTTCTCAACCAGAATGGAGGTGTTCATTCCGACGCCCATGGGCTTGGGAATGATGTACCCATAGGCAATCAGATCGGCGATATGATCGTCCACTTCACCCAGGATGGTGACGTCAATGCTCATATCCTGCTTGTCGTGGTATATGACCGGGAACAGAGTAGCCGCTGTCGCTTCCCATATCTCATAAAAGCCTTCATTGGTTCCGTCCCAGTTGTTCTGGATGATCCTCGACAGGATGATCGTCCTGTACAAGTCGTCATCAGGCACTTCCGTGACGTTGGGGACGTACAGAGGAATCGTCTTGCGTATCACGCCGACGATCTCACCGATGGTGTCGAGCTGCTCTCCTACGGCCGTTGCAACGTCATAATAGCCCGGTATGCTCTTGGCGATACCATGGGCAGCATCCAGCTTTTCCAACAGCGCGGTCACGGCAGCGATGTATTTCGGCCTGATGATATGCTGGGATTCCGTTCTGTCCAAATATCGCTGAATATCTTCATCGGCCATGCTTTATCCCTCCCGTCATATGGTCTGCACCTGCCTGCCGTTCACGGTGACGCTGCTGGCATGCAGCTCGATATGCCCGCTGGTGACGCTGACATAGGTGCCGCCGCTGTCTGTCTGCAGCCGTACGCCGCTATCCGGCAGCGAGGGCTTGCGCTTCTGGTTCCAGGTACCGAATACGGCGAAGCCATCCGAGAACTCATGCCGGCGGACTTCATCCTGATTCTGTACACCGCCGGACTGCCACCAGGCGTCAATGCACAGATCGGCGAAGATCACCAGCACCTCGTCTCCGGCCTGCGGCGCAAAGGCCAGCATGTAGCCGCCGGAGCGCGGCATGATCACGGGCACGTCCACCAGCAGGGGTATGTCGATGTCCTTCTCCGCGCCTTCCTTGATGATCTTCTCGCGGATGGCAAGCTGTACCGAAGCGGTTTGAGTGGCCTTGTCCCAGCTTTTGATAATGCCCGGCATGGCCACACGCACGATGCCACCGACGTTATCGGACAGCTCGCGCATCGTGTCAGCCAGCGTCGCGGTTCTCTCATTCACTGTTCTCATGGTCTGTTACCTCCACGGATTCTCCTGGCCTTGCACCAGTCCGTCCGGCTTCGCGCCGGATTGTGTCACCGCATCAAAGGTGCAGTACCACGCCTGCCCGCGGCTGTCGCCCTCATAGGTCATCTTCACGATCCTGTAGATACCGTCGGCGTTGACGTCCGTCGCGGCCTGCGAAGCGGAGGCCTGCTGGACGGCGATCAGGTTCGCGTTGATATGGATAAGGCTGTTCAGCTTCAATGAGGGGTTCAGCAGACACTTCGCTGAAACGCCGTCGTCGGTCTGATTCGGCGTTTCGATCAGACCGGTCATGGGGTTCAGCTCCACCGCCGTGTTCCCATCGTAATCCTCTGCCGCGCAGATGTTTACCTTGCCGTCGTTGACAAAAAACTGCGATTTCGTGGTCTTGGCGAACACGCGCATGAGCTGCGCGCTCTTGCCGAACAGCACCTTGCCGCGGATGTACTTCTTGTTCAGCTTCGACGTCAGAATGTTCTTCCCCATTCCGGACGAACACGCGGACGCCGCATCCATGAGCGTGCTGCCCTTCGCCAGCGTCTGGGCTGTGTAGGCGGTTGTGAGATACTCGTCGCCATCCTGACAGATCAGGTGGAGGGCGATGTCCACGCTGCCCTCGCGGGCGACATACGGCTGCACGATCTCCCCGGAGAAGATCATGCCGACGTTGCCCTTCTCGTATCCAGCCTCCAGAATCACCTTGTCACCGGCCTTGATGCCGGCGATGGTAGACTGGGCCAGATTGTAGATGATGATCTGGGAGTAATTCGGCGTTTCCGTCGTGGACTTCTCAATGTAAAACACAATGCGAAGCTGGGAAACGTCGATGCCGTTCCCGCCGTTCTTTGGCATAATCAGGAGCCTGTAGCCCCTGATGAACTGCTCATAGCCAACGTTACTCATCGATATCACCATCTCCCCAGATCAGCACGAAATCCGTGCCCAGGTCGGATAGGCCGGGAATATCCGCGTCTGTCGCCTCCGTCATGTTCAGGATGATCGCCGAGCCAATGCCCAGGTAATCGAACTGTTTCAGGATATTGGCCGCAGGATATTCGCCGGTCAGCAGCGGCACGCCGGTCACCAGCAGATTGTCCCGACTGTCGGAGATGTCCATGCGCCAGAACTCGCCCTCGGTGTTATAGCGGAGATGAAGAATGAGCTGAACGTTGTTCTCGTTCTGTGCCGGAACCGTTACATGAATGACCTGATCCGGATAGGTTTCCAGCGGCACGATGTTCCATGCCATTCAGCATCCCTCCCTATTTCAGCGTGAGCTTACTGCCTGTTGCCTTCGCCGCTTTGGCCTTTGCAGTAGCGGATGGTTTGGTAACAGCCTTAGTCGTGGATTTCGACGATGCGCCTTTGGCATTGTCCACCATCTGTTTCAATACCGACTTCTTCTTGGAACTGGAACTGGAGCTTGACTTTCTGGAGCTGCTGGAGCTCTTTTTCCCGCTGGACTTTGTACTCTTTCTACTGCTCTTCGATTCAGACTTAGAACTGGAAACCGTCTGCTGCACCTTCACCGTCGCCACGTTCACGATCAGGATCTTCTGCAGCATGATGCTGGCCCGCAGCGCCGTGGACGTGGTGTAATCGTCCGTGACGCTGATCGAGACCACCATCATGTTGGTGTAGCTTTTGAGCCGGGTATACAGAGAAATCGGCTCCCGCGCTTCCATGACGGAGCGCAGCATATTGTAGGCGTTTACGCTGTGGTTCGACCCGGCGTCCTCAGACGCATCCGACATGCCGATTTCCATGGTTACCGTATCAGGTTCCACATAGGCGTGATCGGCGATGTTCGCACCGATCTCCACGGGTTGTGTCGTGATCGTCACGTTGGCCTCATGGGTCGTGCTGAACACGGCGTCAAAGAAAACCGGTCCGATGGAGGGGCCGGAAGCCATTGTCAGAGCCATTGGTTGTCGCCTCCCTTCGGCCTGTCGCCGGGTAATTGAGCATAGAAAAAGCGCATCGCCGAAGCGGTGCGCCTGTTTCTTCCAAAGCAACCCTTATCGGATATACTTTGCATACTTCTTGAAATCCTTGCTATTAAATTTGACCGTCTTGTTTTCTGTTCTACCAGACTTGTAATGAATCACCATTGCCACGTCCGTATTCTTTTTCGCACCTGCTGCTGCCAGAAGGCCTACAGGGCCAAGCAGCGCACTGCCTACAGCGCCACGCGCCACGGCGCTTCCTGTCTTGGTTCTGCTTTCTTGTCCAGCGAGGACAACATAGTCGATCTCATAATTGGCGGCCGCCATCTCTCGCGCGGCCTTTCTCTCGTCTTTACGCTCAGCTTTATAGGCGTCCAAGCCGATCTCCGAGATTCGTGCCTTCTTCTTTTTCTGTGCCATGCGAGTACGGATTATACCGATCACTCCGATAACCAGTAACACCGCACCAATGACCATGCCTCCTGCCAACTGCTGGTCTGTGACACCCATGGCCACCAGCAATGCTCCAACTACTGCGAGCAGAGCGAAAAAGATGGTTCCGATCAAATTCATAACCATACCCCTTCCAGACATTTTTCCTTGCCCTAGTATACCATATCTGGAAGGGATTGTCACGAGCTTCTGGTACTTCCATTTACGCCAACACGGATTTGATATTCCGAAGTACGATTTTCTCATGATCCCTGGACACCATATCGGCGATGCTGCGATCATTCGTCCCGGAAATGTTCTGTGTGACCGGGGAGTTGACGGTGTTGTTGTAGTTATTGTTGGTGACATTGCTGACGGTGGAACCGCCGCCGGCAGCGTAGGGCGGGGTGATGTTCGCCGAAGGATTCCCGCCAAGCAACGACGTGGCGTGCTTCGCGCTGTCCACGGTCATGCCCAGATCGGCGGCCGCCTGCTTTATCAGCGGGATGGCCCGCGAGGGCTTCATGACAGGGATGACGTACTCGCGCAGTCCACCTTCACCCAAACGGCTGATGGTCTCGTGGTCGATCACGCCGCCTTCGGAATGCCCGGGGAGATTGGGGCCGCTGACGTTGATTTTCTTCGGAATGCTGTTGATGGCAGACTTTATCCTGTTGACCAGGTTGATCACGCCATTCGCCGCCGTGCTCATGCTGCTCACCATGCTGCTGGCAAGCTGCGAAAAGATAGCCTTCGCGGACTGGGGCATGCTGCTGATCGCGCTTGCGAAATTCTGCGCCATTTTCTGCGCGGCGGTGACGATCTTGTTCAGCGCCGTGGTGATGGAAGTGACATTCGTCTCAGTGTCCGTGTTCATGCCGGACAGGCTCGTCGCCGTGGAATCCTGCATGTCGCTGACTTGCGTGGAGATCGTTGTGGCGGCCAGCTCCATGGCGCCGACCAGAGCGCCGATGGAAGCATCCGACAGGGTGAGCATGGATTCAAAGACCGCAGCCACTTCCGTGTCCGCGCCCTCGAAGGCAGCCATCAGAGCGGCCTTGGAGGCTGATCCTGCTTCACCGGCATTCGCTTCTGCGTCCGATGCCGCGCTGTCGTCCTCGCTTCCCCAGCTAAACAGGGAGGCAAACCAACCGCCTATGTTGTTGGCTGTGTCTTTGACGCCTTCCCATGTTTCGGTAGCCCAATCGGCCACATTACCGACAGCAGTCGAAATGGTGTCGCCGATTCCAGAGAATGTCGTGGTGAACCATTCCGTCATGCCGTCAAAAGCACCTGTGATATTATCCCATGCGGTAGAGGCCCACCCGGAAACGTCTGTGACGATATCACCCAAATCAATGCCTGAGAACCAACCGGAAATAGTTGTTGCCGCACCATCGAAAACACCGCTGATGGTATCCCAGGCGCCGCTGGCCCAGTCAGAAACCGCAGCGACACTTTCGCTGATGTCAATACCGGAAAACCAACCGGCAATGGTTTCGCCGGCGGAGCTCAAAGCCCCGGAGATTGTATCCCACGCGCCGGAAGCCCAATCGCTGACAGCGGCGACGCTTTCTGAAATGTCAATGCCGGAGAACCACCCGGAGATTGTGGTGGCGGCTGTTCCGAGTGCACCGTTGATCGTGTCCCAA